GCTTCCACCGGGTCAATTTGGGAGGCATTTGGATCAACATATTTCTGAATTTCGGCAAGGGCGATCGAGCTTAACGTCATGACGTTTTCCGCCTTTTGTTAGACTTAGTTTTAGTTTTAGTTTTAGTTTTAGTAGGCTTAGGTGTTGATTTTGGTGTTTTGGCAGGTTTTTTAGGGACTGTGTATTTGTCGATCGCGTCCTTTTCACCTTTCGCTAGCCGTCCGATAATTACCGAAAATTCTGCCTCCGTTGTATCCTTCGGGATAACGATCTTTTTATCGGGATTTAGGACTTGAAAAATCCGCTTATTCAGCATTGCAAGCTTTTTATTTTCGGGGCTTGTTCTGCCTTTGTAAAGCCTTTCAAGAGACTCGCGACGCTTGCTTCGCACGCCTTTAAGAATTTCATCCGCGCCAGCGATCGCCTCTTGAATACCCTCCATGAACTTTAGCTTCTCAATTTGTTCGTTTGCCTCCTGAGACAAACGGGTTCTTTCAACGTGGGAACCTCGGATCTGAGAGAGTAATCCTCCCACTTCTTTCCGTTTGGTAAAGTCAAACGGGACGATCGCTGATTTTGCTTGTCTGGCAATATCATCCGCAATCTGAAGCCCTTTGGCATCGGGTTTGATAGGTTTAGGAATTGCCGCGTCTGCCTCTTTTTGTATCCGCTTCCATTCCCTTTCAGCCCGTGTAGCACCAAGAACATTGGTTAACGATTCCTTGAGCATGGACTCTGACTTATCCAGATCGCTCAAACTAATGTCAGGCATATCCAATTCGGGAGGGAGCTTGACTTTTACTTGCTTTCTGGCTTGCTCCACTTCGCGGCGTAACCGCAATCGCTCCGCTGCCAGTTCCTTACCTCTGGCAACTCTTGACTTTGCCCCAGGATCTCCTGCTTTTAAGTCAGCAGCCAGTTGTTTCGCTTTATCAGCACTACACTTTTTACTGGCGCTAATGAACCCTTTGCCGCACGGTTTACCCTGTCCCTTGCGATCGCACCTCTCTAGAAACGCATCAATGCGATCTCCTACTTCCCGCCAATCCTGGCTATCGAACTGTCGGGGCTTCTTCGCTGCAAGCCTTGCCAGCATTTTTTCGGATTTAGATATCTCCGCTGCCACCAACTTCAACGTATCCTCATCTGGTTCTGCTCCCAGTGATTTCATTATCGCAGGAGCCAGAAACGCCTTATTTTTTCGTTCCCGCCAATACTCCTTTGCCTGACCCAGCTTAGATTCGGACTTGTACGCCTTTTTCGCACGTTTGACCTGGGACAACAACTCTTGATCTGACATACGCTCAATTTGAGCGATCGCCCGCCTTTTCTGATCACCGGGCAATTTGGAGTCGCCTATGCCCTCGGTCATGTCATCCCGGAGCCTTTTAACTTCCCGTGCCTGTTTCTTGGGGTTCGGATTGTCCCAGTCATACGCACCAATATCCTCGCCCATTTCCTGAATTGCGCCCTTAACAATCCGGTCGATCACGCTTTTCCCTTGCCTTCTGAGTCCAGTAGATCGCTTGGAGGCACATTTCAATCCCGCCTTAATCCATCCTTTCCCGCATCGCTGCCCCTTGTCTGAATGGGTGAGGAAGGTATCCAGGCGATCGATCACTTGCCGCCAATCCTGGCTATCAAACCCGATCGCTCTCTGCACCGTCCGTTGCCGCAACCAATCCAGTCCCACAGGTTCAATTCCTCCGTAAGCCCATGCAGGCATCAGGGAACGGTAAGTTTGTTCTGCTGCTAACCGAGTAGGGAACCCAATCATCAGTTTGTGCTCGTCAAACGTCCCTTCCTTGGTCAGTTGCCGGACGACATACAGCCGATCGCTATCCCCACCGTGGTAATAACAATCTACTGCCATCCCGTCTTCTCCCTTCGTCCGACGAATATGCCCATAGCCGCAGGGCAGGCGCTTTCTATGCCGCCAATCGTGGGGAAGGTACTGCAAGCCTATCTCCCAGTCCCGCCAGGGTAGGACTCGCTTCACAGGAGAGCGATCGTCTGTGTGGACAGAATCCGCCCTCCCCGTCCGCTTAGACTTTCGACTGGTTTTAGGTGGTTCAGACGGTTTGGATCTCTCCATCTTTTGGAGCTCAATTTCTCTAGCAACCTGCTCCGAGTACGCTTTTTCTTGATCGGGCGATAATCTCCCTGGATTCCATACGTCCTCCCCTTTGGCTTTACGCGCCGCCCTTTCTATCGCTACTTGTTTATTAAAGGCTTCCCTTTCCACCTCAAACCGGGACTGAGATGCAGCACGCCATTTATTCCATGCCGATTTATACTCCGGGCTGTTTCGTCCAAACCGTTCTCTTGCAGCCTTTACATCATCATTCAACTGATCTACTGTTTTGGGCGTATCAGCAGCCTTAGACTTGGTGCCTCCGCCCTTCGACTTCCGTTTACAACCGGGGGGTTTAGTCCCTTCCCATCCACGTCCACATGGTTTAGGAGGTTCACTGGACACCCTCTTGGACGCGCGATCGCATCGTTCCATCAGAACATCGATTCGTTGCTCTAACGATTCTGTCAGTTGCCTTACAGGAGAGCGATCGTCCGCGCGCGGTTCCAGCACTGCATCTATCCGAGCAGCGATCGACTGTACCAGTTTCGCGCTATATGTGATCATCGTCGTCGTCCTGCAACAGCATTTTTAGCTCTACTGGCGACAGCATGGCATCTTCCCGTCCCTGGTTCTTACAGGCTTTCTCAAATGCCGCAAACCGATCGCGCAACTGTTCTTTCCGGGTTTCCTTGCTAGGTCCCATTATCCTGCTCCAATAATGAATCGATCGCTGTTACGATAGCCGAAACCCGATCTCTCAACCCATCCTCTTTCCCTTGCTCCCGTGCCAATAGCAACCCGGCGAAGGTCAGATCGAATAGTGCGGATTTCTCTGCTGCTGTCAGGCTTTCCTCTGCATCGCGCTTGAAGGTAGGAATCAAGCGATCGACCACTCTTGCCAGCGTTTGAGATTGGCGCTTCAGGGTACGGGAAACGGTTGCCACGGTTGCCGCACCTGTGCCCTTGCCAACGATCGCTGCTGTAATCATCCGCAACTCATCGTCACCACCGAGAATGGCATCATCCCATCCGGTATGCGCCATCTTGCCAGCAAATGCCCCTGCCGCTTCACTGATGAATCTCTGTGCCAGGGTAGCAGGATCGCGATCGTTCCCCTTCCGAATCGCATGAAGCACAGTAGCGGACAACGCCTGCACGCCTGATTCTGCTATCTGGTTGGACAATCCCACTGGAATTCCATGAGCAATGCCGATCTGAGCGATCGCGCCCCCGACAATCTTACCCATTGACCAGCTTGTAACATTCGTTCCCAGGTGTTCGGCAGTGTGAGCGATCGTGTGCTTCAGCGCCTCTGTGCTGCGGCATTTTTTAGTAAGAGGAATACGATACCCACCAGGGCACGGTTTTGATTTGACGGGTTTAGATAGGCGATCGGTGCGCTCTCCCGCCTTCCACGCTTTGTACACCCGCTCAAACCATCGTTTACCCTCTGCACCACCCCACAACCACCAGGCAACGCCAGCAGGGGATGTCTCCGGGTATTTGACAAAGCGGGCATTCCGTTGGAAGAAGCGGTATCCCTTGTCTAGTTTGTCTGTGGTAATAGCCATACCACGCGCGATCGCTCTGGCTTCCCGCACTGTTGCAGGTTCCAATCCTTTGCCTGCAAATCCTTCCTTCCTGCCCCGCTCCAGCAACGCTAACCCTTTACGGAATGCACGCCGGACGGTGACAGGCGGGATGAGAAGATGGCGATCGAACTCATCCGCATCAGCACGAAATGCCCCATCCATAGACCCATGTTTGACGGCATAGAGGGTAGAGTATGCAGCTATCAGGTAATCGGCTGCATACTGCTCTAGCGCGTCAATGTGGGTAGTCTGGGTCATTGGTCAAGGACTCGATCTATTCTGTTTTGGATCTCTTCTACCCGATCGCTCAGGCTGTCTGTTTTGTCGTCGGGTAGGTTGTATCCGATCGGCTGATCAATCTTGGCATCTGGCAAAGGTTCACCCTTCTGCTTTCCAGTCTTCATCCCAGCAACGTCTTTTTTTAGCCTAGCCAGAACATCTTTATCTTTTCCCATAAACTGATACCTCCGATTAGGGTTCATCCATGTAAATAAATAGCTTCCCGTCCTTTTCTTCGTGCCTTAACACCTTGAGCTTAGTATCGGGCTTAAACAGGATCTCCTTTTCATCAGGGCTGTTTGAAAGCCCTGCTACATTGCGCCCCGTTTTGCTGTTAATAACGAACCGAACCTCTTTCCTGGAGAATGCATTGTCGGGGTTATCGTCATTTGTTGTACTGAGAAACCCCTTCTCCTGAATGGTTGAGCCAGGTTTATATTGTTTCTTTATATCGTCGATCGTCATCCCATCACGCAGCCCAAACCCTCGATATACCGTCCCTTCATAGGGAGGCATCTTGTCGAGGGCTGATGCTGCAACCTTTGCGGTAAGCATTGATGCACGGGTATCGACAGACGGGATATTTTCCTGTCCACGTAGTTGCCGGTTCATCTCGAAATAGGCAGAAGCCGTATAAATATGAACGGCAGACGCTTCAGCCAGTGAGATGCCGTTATCGGCTGCCGCCTTTTTCATGTCCCTCAACTTATTGTTGGTCAACATCATGTTGTAATGATTCTCCTTCGATGCTGCGATCGCTGCAAAGAAGTCTTCCTCCTCCGATTTAGATACCCGTCCCCATTTCTTGGGGCGATCGGGTTCTTTTACGCTCTCCGCTTTTTTGACCAGGGTGTTAACTAATTCCTTCCGCTCCTCTTTCTCGCGGTTTAACCGATCTACCGCAGACTCACCAGGACGACTCTTGCCCATATTTGAAACATAGTCCCCCACTGTCTTAGAAGGCTTATGTGCTCCTGACTGGCTTGGCTTCGGGGTCTGCTGCGGCTCGTCATCACCAAGTAAATCAAGTAGATCAAGCGGGTCTTCGCCCTCAGTCTTCGCCTTCGCTTTTTGGATCTCCTGTTTTACCTCCTGCTTTAATTGAGTATCCGCGCCCTTCGGCTTCTTCTTCCCCTTAGTAGCGGGTACTTCAGCCTTGGCAGGCGAAGGTTTAACGGCTTTCTGTTGTTGCGGTGGTGCCCCTACCGCCTTTGCCCGTTTACAACCAGGGGGTTTAGTGCCCACCCAGCCACGACCACAGGGGGTTGCATCCATGCGGTAGATGAGGGTATCTATTCTGTTGAGGAGTATTGGAATGTCGCGGTACATGACGCTCCTAGTAATCAAATTTGTCGGATGTTTCCCCTGGCGTAATCAGATCGATGTCCTCAACCTCAAATTCTGGGTACAGCCGCACCAGGTTATAGATTGCTGCATGTAAGTCCAGGTTGGTAGTAGATTGGATGCTTACCTGGTTGCCGTAATGCCCAACGATACCCGGATCTGTGTCAAACAGTGCCGTTATCCGTTTGATGGCATCCCCGTCACCCTCAACCTTTGGAAACACGATCGCGTCCGGGTCGGTGCCATCGGTAGCGATCGCGATCTTCTTCCCTCTACGACTTAGGTTTACCTTCACCGACTAATACCCCCACAATAAAGTTAAAATGATCGCGTCCATTCGGGTTGGAGAAGAACCGTTGCATGTCTTGAGCGGTCGCAAATCGCTCCAATCCCATCGAGATAACTTCAGTATTCCCCGTCTTAGTCGCCTTGCCGATGTAAGGGGTCAGGAACTTGTCGGGATATGCCACCTCATGATCGCCGTAGCCAGGGTTGCCGGTCAGTTCAGACAGCTTTCTAGGTTCCCCTTCCGCCTTATTCTTGATCCACTGGGTAGCAGCCTGCAAAATCTCAGGATTATTGTATTCCAGGTGATGTGCCGCCTCATGAAAAAGAATCTGGCGTTTGTTCCGCAGTACCGCTTCTGCCTGATCACGGGTAATCTCACCCCGCTTGTAGGCGGCAACATCCAGCCCTTTTCCGATCGACACTACTTGCTTCTCTTTATTGGCAAATGCCCGATCGCCTGCATAGACTACATTTTTGAGCGTGGCAGAACTGCTTGCCCCAGTCAATTGGTAGAAGTCAGATAGGTTGCGCTTGACGTAGGGATCTTGCCCGACCGCATTCCCTGAGACATTGGTACTGGCTACCAATTCCTCTGCCTGCTGTTTGGAGATGCCAGCCTTCCGAGCGATCGCTTCCCGCAACCGCTGAAACTCCTCTGGCGTACCTTCCTTGATAAAGTGATCGGTGAAAGCTTTACCCAATGCCTCTAACTGTTTTGGATCAGAGCGATCGATCTGGAACGGGTTACGCTTTTGGGGTTCAGGTTTCGACTCTTCCTGTTTCGCTTTCGGCTTCTTCTCTTTGGGTTGATCATTCTTCGCCTTCGCCCGTTTGCATCCAGGCTTTGTACCTTCCCATCCTTTACCGCAGGGCTGCCCTCCCCCCGGTGTTGCATTATTCAACTTTGCACCGAGTCTCCGAGGTTTGGCAGGCGTATCAGATGCCTTACTCTTTTTGGGTGGCTTATTGCCTGGTCCGGGTGGCTTTGGCGGTTTTTTCGGAGGTGCGGTAGCGGGTGGGGCGGAGGTCTTTTTTGAACGGGCATCCAGGTGTTGACGGGTCAGTTCCAAGGCACGATCGAACGTTGCCCTGTCCTTGCATCCAAACTGTTCCGGCGTGAATTGGGATAGGATTCGGTCTGCATCAAAGCGATCGTCCAGACTGTCGAACTTCTTAGGCTTGAGGAGCTTGGAAACCCCTTTTGGCAACATATTCTTAGGGGGTGCCTGTGCTGGCTTCCGAGATGGCTTGCTGTAGTCCACCACGCTACCCTGTTCTGGGAACTGCCGATCGATTTCCTCGCTAATCTGTCCAACAATTTGATTCATTTCAGATTGAAACTTCTCGCGTTCTTCTTTGGTTTGATACTTGTTCCCGATCCGTTCCGATTCCAAAAACAAGTCTTCCAATGAGCGATCGTCGATCGGTTCCGACTTCTTCCCCCTATCCCGTTCAACCTGACGCTTAAGCTGTTGCCGTGACTGCGCCAATTCCCTACCACGCTTCACCCGCGCCTTTGCACCTTCATCCCCTGCCCTCAAATCAGCCGCTAGTTGCTTGACTTTATCGGATGAGCACTTTTTGCTGACGCTGATAAAGCCTTTTCCACAGGGCTTACCCTGCCCCTTGCGATCGATGTGCTCCCAGTCCTCGCTATCAACCGCCGACGACTCCGTTCCCTCTTCTGCTGGTGCTTCCTCCCCAAAATTCTCAAGATTCGGCTCATCCGGCGAATAACCAAACTCCTCTTCAGGTTGCGCCTGTGCTTCAGACTGCTCTTTCGCCTGCTTCAGTTCCTCTTCTTTCCGCTCCCAGTCGATCGTAATCGTTGGGTTGTAGTGCGGCTGAGAATAGTGCGATCGCACAATATCTTCAGCAGTCAGCACCCCGCCACCCATCTCCATCGAGTCAGCCTGGGCAACGGTTAGCCGTAATTCAGCCTCCTCCTGTGGCGTTGCCTGATACAGGTTCTTGAATGCGATCGACCATCGTGGCGGGTCCTTCCCTTTGGTAGGTCCATCCTTTGCCAGGAAAATGTATCGATACATCTTCTCAATCAGCTTCCGCCATGCCTTTTCCTGTTCCTGTCCGGCTAATTGCGCCATCAACTTGGCTTCAGCGTTGCCATTGCCATCTAAACCGCCATTCGGACCAGTTCTGCCCAACAGGTAGGAATGCGGATACCCACTCGCAACCAGCAGCGATCGCTCAAAGCGATCGACAACCTGGTCGTAGCCGCTCATGTTGCGCTCAGCAAATGCCAGTTGCTCATCTTCATCCTTGATATATGCCCCATAGACGCTGGCAGCCATCAGGTTTTCAGATAGTCGTTTACGGACGATTTCTTCCTGCCCATCCAGAAAGATTTGCATCAATCCCCGGATGGTGTAGGTCATAATTGACGACTTCTGGACGATCTGCCCCAGAGCATCCAGAACGTTGAAATATTGAATATAGGCAGGAATGAACCGATGCAATGCCCCCGGCGTCCAGCCTGAATTCCTCTGCCGGACATACCGACCGCCCATATCGTCATCAAACCGCAATACACGGGAATGATGGACACGACCCTGCCAGCCGGCGAACTCGTACTCAGACCGCTCACCCCTACCATTCAGAACCGAACTATAGCTATAGATCTGGTAGTATTCCGGGTAACCTGAAAAATCGGACGGCAGTACCATCCAGCGAGATAGGACATCTTGCGCCCGTACCGGATAAATTGTTCTGATCCGCTTCTCATCAACCGGCTCATCTGGCTTTTTGCCGTCATCGATCGATAGCACCACGATCGCTCCATCATCCATACGGCGGTGGTATTGCGCCAGCCGAAAAGCATCCCGTAACTGTAAGCGGCGATCGTACTCTTCAGCCTTAGAAACCAACTTAGAATCGCCATCGGCAATTTCCAGGGATACCCATTCCCGCGTCATTTCGTTCGGCAGCACTTCACAGACGCGGTGGCATTCCGGGGACTCCGCATCAAGCACCGATCGGTATTCCTCTGGGATGTGCACAAAACCGCCCTGTTGCCAGTTGCCACGGGCATTGGAATAACCATGAAATGCGCCAGCCCCGGTTGCTGTGTTAACCAGTGCGCCGTCAAGGTGCGTCGGCAGAATTAATCCAGACATTAGACGACCCCCCAGTATGCTTCCATTTCTGCTTCGATTAACGCACGCTGTGCACTGGATGGGATCTGGCTATAGATCCGCACCTCCCCTAACTGCCCGGTATAGAGCCGAGCCGAACCGAGTGGATCTGCCCCAAACATCCAGGCATGGCTGAAACTCCCTACCGAAGACCAGCCCTCTAACAAGTGTGCAACATTCATCGTCATTGCCGTCCCGCTAAGGCTTGCAGTGCCGTTAAATGTGACGATCGCCGTCGATTGCACACCATCCAGAGCACCAAATCGGCTTCCCGTTGCCAGGTTGTTTAGAAAAATGATCCGCCCGGTGGTGGGCATTGAGAACCCGGAGTTATCGCCCAGCCCACTCAGCGGATACCCGGACTTGCCGCTAGAATTCCCCCGACGACAAACAATACCGTTGTAGTCTACGGCTGCTGTAGGCAGGCAGGCAACAACCATGTAGGTCGATGCGTAGGTTTGCAACGAGGTATACAGGTATTGTGCATTGCTGAACGAAATCGAGGTCTGCCCGTTGATTGTCCCCAGGACTGGCGATGTTGCGTCGCTGAAAGAGACGGCTGAATCTGCGGCTACCTGATCCGTCCATGCCGTTACCCGGTTGTTGGCGTTCAGCGTAATCCCACGATCGGCACGCCACCATCGCAACAGGTTGGTAGATTCGATTGGGAATTGCACCCCACCGACAAACGGACGAACAGAAACACCCCCGGTCGGCACAACAACCGGCACCTGGTATTCATAGCCCGCAATTGACGGATAAACAACAACCCCACCTGCCCGTCTGACTGACGCAGATCCACCATCGGCAAATGCGCCCGCGATCGCTCCATCAGTCTGTACCGTGACGAATACCGGCTCCGATACCGATGCCGTCCCGCCTCCAACAAAGGGAGCGTTGAATGCGGTCACAGTATCCGTTACCGCGATCGTTAATGGTTGCGCTCCTCCAACAAATGGGGTAACAGTTTCATCCCCCGCCAACCTGACTCCCTCTGTCAACACCGCAGATCCGCCAACAGTCGGGGTAACGAATGCCCCGCCCGCAGGGACAATAACGCCTGGGGCAGAAGATACAGCGATCGCTCCACCGACGAATGGAGTAGCAGTAGTACTGCCAGCCTGCCCGACTACCTCTACCTGGATCGTGGAGCCGCCAATAAATGGGATGACAGTTGCCCCGTCAGACTGACTGAGGGTAGACGCTTGAACCGTAGCCCCGTCAGAGGTTGGCGTAACCGATGCCCCGGTAGACTGACTGGATATCCCTACCTGGATCGTGGAGCCGCCAACAAATGGGGTGTTCGTTGCGCTGCCTGTCTGTCTGGACGTGGTGGATAGGGGGATGGAACCGCCAGTAAATGGGGCGATCGATATTCCCCCAACCGAGACGACCGCAGCACCACCGAGGGCTACCGGGATTGCGCCACCAATAGACGGAACAGCCGACACACCACCAGTCAGACCGACTACCTGCGTTAAAGCCGTAGAGCCACCAATAAACGGAATGGATGCCACGTCACCAGTCAGCCTGAAGTCTCCAGACTGCACCGTGAATCCACTGACGATCGGGCTGGAAATTGCGGCACCCGTCAACCGGATCACTTCTGTCAGTACTGCGGAACCATCGACAAAAGCGATCGCCGACCCGTCCCCTGCTATCCCGATGGTTGCTGCCTGTGCAAGATACCCGTCAACAAATACCCCAGGGTACGCTGTATCGGTCGATCGCTCCAACACACTGTCTCGGATTGCGCCGCCAACGAATGCGCGAACTACCGCGCCCGCGCCCGGTTCTGCCGCAAACGCATCAGACAGCGATCGGATGACGGACACCCGGAGAACTGTCGGAATCTGTGGCGTGGCGCGATCGGGCATTCAGAACCTCAAGTCTGGACAAAAACAATATCCCGGAAATAATTGATATTTCCCCCCTCGCTGACTCCAGGGAAGTTACCAGCGACGTTATGGTACCTACCATCGACTAATATAACCCCAGCCCATTCAGGCTACTAAGGAACCTACGGACTAACAGTGTGTTCGCATCACTTAAGGCGGTTGTCGGGAATACGAGCCAATCCCGAATACCAAAATTTGTATGATAGGTGCCGCCGCCATAGTCGGATGCACCTATTGCTGAAGTGTCTTGACTACTCCAGGGTGTCCCCCTGGAAACGTTTACCGCATTGCCTGAACCAGTCCACAAATCGACTGTGGCATTGGAATTATATCTGGATGCTAAAAGGTATCTTGTGCCATTTGCCAGCGTTGACCCCGATGGGATCAATCCAAAATCACGCCACTCTCCCCAATTCTCGTTACTGTCATATCCCGATCTCAAAGCAGTAGCACCAAATGCGGTTCTAAACATGATGTTATATTCATCTGTTCTTCGGCTAATTGGTCGGATAACGTAAAAATTAGTATTAGTCGGGTTTGCTGTTGACTGCCCCACACGGACATTTGTAAACATCAAATCGTCTGAACCATCAAATATTAATTCAATATTTGATGTATTGAGAATGGGGCGAAATTGATTGTTATACGGCTGGATTGCATAGTTTGTCCCAATCCAACAATTCCATCGCCCAACTGTCTGCCCGTTTGTTGCCTGTGTTGTTCCTGGCGACCAGTCGGTATATACAAGATCTTGCGCTCTAAACCAGGTAGAGGTTGCCAATAGATCAATAAATGTGGTGGCGTTCGTGTCGCCGGTGGCAAAGGAAACCGCATCGCTAACTGCCTGCCTACGAGCAGAGGGCACATTCGGCAACGTACTGGCAATATAGGCGGTATAATCTGCGGTGCCAGCGGTATACCCCGCGCTCGGTGGACGGATAAAAACACCCCCAGCCGATCGCGACACATCAGCATTGCGCGTTCCACCCGTCACCACAGGCACCGCAAAATCATCACCCGTAGATCGACTGGCAATGCTGGAACTTGTGGCACCGCCGATCGCTGGAGTGGCAGTTACAACCCCAGACACTCCAGATGTACTTGCCAGAGTTGTAGAACCATCAACAAACGGAGTAATAGACGAACCATTGCCCTGTACTGTTGCTTCTACCAACCTCGTAGAGCCATCGACAAACGGGGTAGCAAATACGGCACCGCCAAAGACAACATCCCCCGATTCAACGATTACCGGAGTTGCCCCATCAACAAACGGGGTAGCAAATACACCATCACCCTGCCTGCCTGCCTGCGTTAAAGACCTGGAACCCCCGATCGCTGGAGTGACAGGTGCGGCAGCAGACAGGTCAGACCTTTCTGCCTGTACAAAAGAACCGCCAGCGATCGGGGTAACAGAAACGATGCCTGCCTGCCTTGCCGCTTCTACCAATGCAATATACCCATCAACAGATGAAATACTGGGAGCGATCGCGCTATCCCGGAGCACAGTAGTCAATCGTTGATGCCCTTCCATCACAGGCATCAACGACACGTCACCAGCCAGGACGATTACACCACCGGGTAGTACAATCGATGTCGTTGCCCCACCGACGAACACATTAGGATAGGCTGCATCAGTCAACCGCAACGCGATCGCTGATGCAGTTGCACCCCCGACAGACACGCCAGGGGATACAGTCTCAACCAGTCGGCTTACCAAAGGGGACACCGTAAGCCCACCGATAAAAGCGCCATCAAAAGCGGTCGCACCGTCCCGAACGGTGGCAATTGACGGTTCATACCCCGACACAACGGGTAACAGTGGCACGCCGCCAGTACCCCGACCCGCTTCTACCTGAATCCCATACCCACCGATCGCTGGCACCACGATCGCCGTCGCACCTTCCCGGATGGCACCCATCGCAGCGGCATATCCTGCCCCTGCAACAAATGGATAACCGATCGCTGTACTGCCTTCCAGCAGTGCGAGAATATCAGCCACCCCGCCATTGGCACTTACAGCCGGAACCGCCGTCTGCACTGCACGATCGACTGTAACCGTCCGGGTTGCACCTCCAACAAATGGACGTATTACCATACGCATGACCAGATCCGAATCGAACCTATCGGACAGCGATCGGACGATCCATAGTTCCAGTGATCCCCGCAGGCTTGCGCCAACAGGGATTTGGAGGACTACAGGGGTCTGCGGTATGGGGTCAGACATCAGGGGTTAGGATGCCAGTAGTTGTAGTACGCCAGACGCGGGAAGCTGAACTGTGTAGGAGGTGACAGCGCCACCGACCGTTGTAGGCGGGGTGTAGGTGCTGGGAGTCGCAACAGTTACGGTAACGGTACCGCCTGCTGTTGCCGCTTTATTCAGGAGTAGCTGCGTTGCCGAAACGCGGGTTAGTACGATCGTTCCGGTCGGAATTCCTGTTCCTGTCACGCTCTGCCCCTCGCAACCGGTCGGGAATGTGCCAGTGGTTGTAATTGATGCAGAGCCGGACGCAGTCGTCGTGTTGGCAACCGAGGTTGTCGCAATTTGTTCTACGTAGCTGATTAGCGGGTCACTGGTGGCAGGGGAGCCGCCCGCTTGTCGGGAAATAGCGATTCCAACGATCGGGGTGGCAGCACCCGCATAGAACGAACTCCATACCGGATCGGTAAAGTCCAGAATGCCGCTACTCAGCGATCGCCCGGATAATGCGACGCTGGCAGTTGCGTTCAGGGAGCCGCCCGATGCAAGGGTGAGGTTCGCTACGGTACTATTGCCGATCACTGGCACGGCGGTCAGTAAGTGTGCGTTGAATGTCCCTGTGGTTAAATCCAGGGTGCGATCGAGGACTGTATTCAGAGCGCTGGTAAAGACTAGGGAGGGCATGACTTACACCTCTAGAGTGGATAACTAGGTGGTGACTTCGCTGGTAACGAGTACCCACCCTTCGACGTAACGCCGCCGTCGTCCATTGCTGGAAATGGCTTCCAGATCCCAGACGTAGGCGACATTTTTTAGGCGTTGCGACCAAGATCCTTCGTCTTGTAAGTTCACAACAAAATCTTCTTCAAAGTCGGAAAACTTGGAATTGGCGGGGATTGTAGCAAGTGTTGTATCGCTCAGATCTGGCACTATCCGACCATCGATCGCGCTTTCTATTATCCAGGGCAATGTCCAGACGTCGGTACTACCAAACCGCCTGCGGATCGTTGACTCGATTGTGTAGTCGGACAGGTCGATCGGGCGCACCTTGCCGACACTACCTGCTGCCAGTGCCGTAGAGAGGCTGTCGATCGGGATTGAGGTGCCGCCCGGTGAAACTGTAGCGGTCGTGGTAACTGTGGCAGTGTCAAACGTGATTGTTACGCCGGTATCGATCGAGATACCCAGGCGATCGACTGGCAACGCCGTAGCGGTTGCGCTGGCAGAGACGGCGGCACTGAGTCGGATGGCTTCGTATAGCTCGATCGCAAACAGTGAGCCGTCAAAGTAGCTCCCCTGGGGAATCAGAAGGTGGTATCGGATGACCGGGTACATTAGCGAGTACCTCCTGTTTGCTGGAAAGATGCCTGCCTGGGTCTGAGGGACTGGGATCTCATGATGAAAGCAAGCTCATCCAGTACCCTGCTTTTCTGTTCTGTGGTTAAACTTCCACGTTCACCGTCTTTCCGCCCGATCAAATCGTTATTAACCGCTACACGAATCCGCTCATACAAATCCGCTTCAATTTTCTTCCTGTCCCCACCGTTCTTAATCTGTGTTGCTGCATCGTTTAGCAGATCCGACACCCCACCTTTTACATTCTTGAGTTTGTCAAAGACGCTTAACGCAACACCCGCTTCCTTCGAGATCTTGGAACTTGTATCTATGTCAATTTGGTTGCCTGCTCTTGCCAGATCTTTAGCTGCCCTGGATTGGCTAACCGTCCCAAACAGTTTTTTGTCTCTGGACAAGCGTTTCTTAACTGCGGCTTGCAATGTGGCACGCTCGATCGCGTTTGTCTGCTGAACTTCAGATGCTCCAAATAAATCAAACTGGGTTTCGGACTTCTCTTCTGATGCTTTAACGGTGTCTGCAAGTTCTGACAGAACATCATTGGTGATTTTGCGTCCCCGCTTCGCCTGCTTTTCTGCCAGATTATACAGGTCTAGCTGCTTTGCATTGGATAGACCGCCACCCCCAATAATGGCTGCACGCTCAACGGGAAGATCCCCGTCGATCGTCTTCCGAAATAATGAATCGTCCAGTTGAGACAATGCCAACCCTTCCTGTGCAATCTTCTCCCGCATGGGAATACCCTTTGCTTCCAGGTCTGCTCGACTTAGACCCGTATCCTTAAAGAACTTTGCAGCGTCGATCGCTGTTCCTCTGCCTTCTGCAATATTTGTGATCGCTCCAACTGCTCTAGCTTCAGCGGGGTTTTTGACATCTAAATAGCGAACAGCAACCTTATCCGCACCTAGTTTTTTCGCTAATGCGAGCCTGTTATGCCCGTTAACTACATAGGTCTTGCCATCTGCCGGATCGTGCCACACTTGAATGATTCCAGCTAAGTTCTGATCGTACTTTTTAACCCCGGATAAAGACCCTACCTCACCAGTGGCGGTATGTTCACCCAGAATTTTGTATTGAAACCTTTTAGGATCGGCGGAAATGATGTCAGGGGATAACTCAGCGATACTTCCAGGGATAGGCGTATTCGTCCTGGTTTTTGTGGCTTTAGGCTTAGCCTGGACAGGTTTAGTATTGGACTTCTTTGAACTTGCCCTCTTACATCCAGGGGGCTTAGTACCCTCCCATCCTCTACCACAAGGGGCTTTAGCTGGAGGATTTCCACGATCAAACCGTGCTCGGCTAGAAGTTTTTGCGTCATGCTTTGCAAACAAAGGCAGATCGGAGGCGTACTCAGTCGCCCCAAACAAACTCGTCTGAGATGTTGCCAACTTCTTCATATCACGGGAGATTGCCGCTTTTCTTGCCTTTTGCGCTTCCTTCTCCCATGCCGCCGCATTAGCTTTGTTGCCAATAGACTTCTGGCGATCCGCCTCCTGCTTGGCATACACGGCTTTCTGCTCAAGCGTTTTCACGTCACCGATTGAGGCAAGCTTAACTTCCGCCACATTCTTGGACTTGGTTGTTTTCTCTGCCCTAGCCTTTTTAGCCTTTCCCTCACCCTTCTTTGCTCTAGTGCATCCAGGGGGCTTTGTGCCAGTCCAACCCCTCCCGCATGGCTTCGGAGCCACAGATTTGGCGACCTTTGCGTCAATCCGTGACACTAATAGGGCAATCTCAGTTGCAGTCCATGCTGGGTACACATTAAATCCTCACGAATGTTCCACCCCGAACGGTTGCCAATCCTTTTTGCAATCGCTTGAACTCCAGACCGTAAATCGTGCTGTTGAGGGATTCGGGGTCTTGGTCTGCGTTTGCCTGAGCAAACGAAACAGACTGTGAGCCCTGAGAGGCGGACAGGGCAGTAATCGCCCCTCTTGCCATCCCGCCCGACTCCTGCCCGTTCAAATACATCCGTACCCGATGGGCAGTTAGCAAAATCACCGCCCGATCGCGCCTTGTCAGCCATACCAGGTCGGGGCAATCGGTATGGCAATCAGCCAGGATGGATTCAACAAGGGAGCGATCGGCGTCACCAAAGGCAACACCGAAGTCGCGGAAAGCTATGAAGTCGTCATAGGAAATCATTAGCCCTCACTGGCTGCGATCGCCTGCTTGCGTTGTTTAAGTACCCTGGTTCGTTCGGATTCTGCCTCGGCAGTGGTATCCCCTGGGGCGGTTAGCTTGGCAATCTGGGCATCGATCGCGTTGCTAATGCCGCTATGGGTAACTTCTACCTTCCAGCGTTTCAGCAATGCCAGGTCGATCGTTTGCTCAACCAACTGCACTGCCTGATAAGGACGGTAGGACTCCAATCCTGGCTCGGAAAGCAAATCGGCTTCCTCGATCTTCAGGACATCAGCGATCGAGTGCAGGTACACCCCCGATGCAGTCCTCAATTCAATAATCCCCTCACCCATCAATTCATCCCAGGTAAGTGCATAGGCGGGAGTGTTGGCGATCGCTTTCAGGTGTGCCAGCGCAACATCCTGAGAACCGGGCAGGATATTGAGATAACCTGACGCGGTTGGCATTCCAGGGAATTGGAGAGCAGAGATCCGATAGGGCTTGCGACGTTCTGAATGATAAGTACAAAGCATGAATTAAATACCTTCAACAATCAGGGCGCTGGCATAGAACATCTGAACGCCGCCGATCCGCTCGTGGCAGTTAACCAGGGTAGACGATCCGTTCCAGAATGGGGTCAATTGTTCAAAGTCCTGGGGAATCCGCAGTACCAGATTGTCTTCGTTCCGCACGTAGACAAACATGACATCACGACCATTAGTGCCAGCCCCGGAGCATTCGTTGCACCAATCGAACTCAATCTGAGGATGAGCGTTTTCCAGGAATCCCAGGATTGTCGTGTCCGTATTCGCACTGCGGGGTGTGGTCGCCATGTGCGTCAGAGCGGCAACTGTCACCAGCACTGTATTGGGCTGTTCAATGCCCCTGGATAGGGACTTGATGCCGTTAATCGCGCTATTGACCACCGCAATGATCTGGTCGGGAGTGCTGGCAGAACTAATCGGGTTTGCAGCTACCTGAACCCCTACGTTGGGATGGGAGAACGCGCCAACCAGACCGGATTCAGCATCGCCCAGGTACGCGATCGAGTTCTCGCGTTCAGCGATCGCTCTCTTTGCTGCCATCGCAAGTTGCGTATCCATAGGCACACCTGCCTGCATAGCATAGCGGGCTTCCTGAAACGTAAACTCGTAGGAAGCGGTCAGCGGCTTAATTTTGACCGTGTGCTCGGTGGCGCGTACCTGAACGCGGGGGAAATTGTAGCCGATTTGCGCCACACCGACGCGATCGAGAAATCGATAGGTGATGGATTCGGCACCAGGTCCACCCTCAAAAGAAACGGGGAAGTGTATGCGGCATTTGAGGTCGGCGTATTTACGCTCGTAGACCTTGCCAGTAATGAATTCTAGCTGTCTTGCCAGAAATAACGCTTCGTTAGCGTCCCGACGTGTTTGTAATCCGTGAGTCATTTCAACCTCTGTCAGGGGTAGGGGTAAAGGTTAGGCGATGTTGATCGACACCAAAGCCAGACCCCCAGCGGCAGCGGAGGTCATGTAGATCGCACCTGTTAGGGCAGTACCAACACCAGCAGTAGTCAGTTGTCCAGTGGTATTCACCACACCGGGAACCGTGTCGCGGACGACGGCAGCAGCAACCGGCACCCAGATTGGAACGCGCTTGATAATCCGGGCAACACCCAAAGCAGGCACGCCGGAAAGGTCCACGAAGTCGATCGGGTAGGATTGCTCGTATTCGTTAACAGCGGCAGTGATGCCCAGGATGGTTACGCCACTGTTAGTCGTCATCGGGCTACATTCGTTGTCGCCATAGCCGCTATACCGTGCAGCCACATAGCCGAAGCGCAGAGCACTGGCATCGGTGAACGCGGTTACTGTGGGCGATGCGGTGAGCGTTGCCGATCCGCTAGCAGTGCCCGCAACCGAGGTGATCGGATTAACGCCGAAATAACGAACAGTCAACGTGATCACACCAGCCGCATTACTGGCGACCAGTACATCATTGATATATTCGTCAGCGTTGAGTGCTGTCACCAATGCCGCTGCAACGTTGGTTGCCGTGTTGCCACTGGTAGCAACAACCGTTACCGTCCGGCTGAAAGTGCCGTAAACAGGCGATTCGCCGTTAACCGTGATGGTGAATGTTTCAGTGCCGATCGTGCCCGCAACGGTGAGTGTTCCGACCGTTTGTTTGGCATACTGACCAGAGTTAACGGCGGTGATGTATTGCCCTGGCAGTGGAGTACTGGTAACTAGCCCAGCATAGGCGCTAGGCATCGTGGAGTCATATTCACTGAGAGACTGTCCAGCAAAAGCCCTGTAAACCATGTTCTTTCCCCTTCCTGTCGGAATGTTGATTATTTATTGGATTTCAACGGAGCGCGCGATCGCTGATAGTCTTCATCCATCCGTTGCTTGCGGATCGCTTCGGCGTCCGTCCTGGTTGCGTTCTGGGCGCGATCGACACCCTTCCGAAGCATAGAAATCCCATCCACGCGACCACTACCGCGATCGACGGACTTCATCATCTCGTAGGCAGTATTAATCGCATCTTCGCTGTCCAGTTTGTCTGCCAGTTCAGAATCAAAGCTGTGTGCCAGTGCCGCCAACTTCAGTTCAGCGATGGACTCTACCGAGTCAAGGTTGTCAACAAAATCAGGAGGCAGGTAGGGTTGGGCATCCAGATAAGCGGCAATGCCAGCCTTCCAGGAGTTCTGCTCAAAGGAATCTTCCATTTCCTGGAGTTCTTCCTCCAGTTCATCAATGCGATCGTCCTGGGCATCGATATGGCTGGCTTGTGCCTGCATTGCATCCCTTGATTGGGTCAGGAGGTAGCGCATCTCGGCAGCAGAGATAGAGTCCTCATAGTCCTCTTCCTTGTCATCCTCCATTTCGTCGTCTGCGTCTTCGTAATCGTAATCGTCTTCTTCCATCTCCATGTCTTCAGGTTCTGGCATGGACTTCTTCTTTTTGCCTTTCATATCCAGGCGATCGAGTGAGTCATACATAGTCGGTGTTAGTGTCAGGGTGGGACTTTCTTCGCATTCTTCGCATTCGTCGTCTTCTTCTTCGTAATCGTCTTCTTCCATGTCTTCCAACATTTCTTTGACCTGCGCCCGCTCCCCTTCAATCAGGGAGAACAGTTCAGCGTCAACCATGACGGGAACGATCGTGCCGTCCGGTTTGCGGAACGTGATCTGGAATTGGTCAGCGTCGGTATGAGTGGTCATGGGTCAGGCTCCAATTCTTGCGGATAGGTATCGGGCAAACCGGCGTGCTTCAAGGTGGTTCATGGGTAGGGAGTCGGTTTTCTTCTTGCGACCACCCTTCTTGGAAGTCTTTGGCTCCCAAAAATCCCCAAATTTTTTGAGCACGGCTTTGCGCTCTGCTGTTTTTTGCAATGCCTTTTCCACATCTGCCGGAGTTGTGGCGGCTACAAGCTTCTGCTTCTTATCCCCCTGTGGGGCTTCGCGCTCTGCTGTCTTTGCTGCCTTCTTTGCCTCTGAGTTCGCCTTGCGGGTTGCGGCAGATTTTTTGGCTGCTTCACTGCGTTTTTCTTTCTTCGCCTCCGCCCGTTCTGCCTCCTTCCTCTCTGCCTTTGCTGCCAGAACACGAGCAGTCAAGTCCGGGTTTGACTTTCCGGTCTTTATCGCTTGCTCTACTTCGTGATTTAGCAATGCACGCTCTACGTCTTTTGAGGTCGCTGCCGGGGCAAGTTTCTGTTTTTTATTGCCCTGTGGGGGTGTTGCCGGAGCCTTTTTAGTCATCCCGTGCTTTTCACGCAACGCTTGCGACTGTTGCCGTGTCTTCTGAATCCCGGTTTCTCGTCTACAATTCTTGCTGACCGGGATTTTGTAACCACCGGGGCAGGTCTTAGATTTGCCAGATGGGGCCTTATCCATCCGTGCCCGGAACCTGTCCAGCACACCATAAAAGTCATTCATGCCGTCTAACCTCCGTCCTTGCTTGGTTTGAGCCTGTACGATCGCATTAAACTCCTGTGCATCAACCCGCATGGGAACCCCACCGATCGCGATCGTGAACGGTTTTTTACGGGACTTCTTCTGTTTGGCTTTGCAGGCAGAGCAGCCGCAGCCGTGCCCATCATCCGGGCATCCACAACCATCAAATGCCCACGCAATGTCGTCTATCCCGTCCTTGCGGTACAACGGCACAACGTTGTTCTGATACTCGGTAATCCGTGCTTCCGGTGCGCGAGGACGAGCAACGATCGCGATATGATCCCACTCGATCGGTTCACTCTGCATCGCGTCATATCGCATCCCGTTCCAGGTTCCCGACTGGGGCACAACCCGGCAACGATAACCCATACTTACGCCAGTCTTCTCACCGGCTTCGATCGCCCGGATTGCTTCAGAATCAAATACCTCAAACAGGACTTCCACCTTGCCATCGTGGTAGACCCGGACTTTGGGTTTGGTGCGTCCTACCTGGTAGCGATCGATCATTTGGGCATCGCCACGCAGCAATTCGGGTGGGTGCTCCAGAGTGACGGGCAGATCTCCCAGGCGTCGGACAGCGGGGAAGCCTTCGGAGTCAAATGATTGGTTTAGCTGTGGCGTGACGAGTTCTATTCGCTGGCTACCATCAGCATTGAAATATCGCAAAGTGCCGGGGACACGGGCAAAGGCGCGCACCAGTAACGTACCCTGATCCGTTCGGGCAGTCTGATCAAATTGCGACTCCAGGAACCGCAACGAATTTAATTCCGGTGGTGACGCGATCGCGCTAGGCACGGCAGGATACAGTGATACTGTTCCTAGCGTATTCCCGGTAATTTAGTGATGAGCGCCCCTACCGACAGAAGCGGTAATTTTGAACTGCAAGACCCGTCAGAAGTGGGGGATTTGATCCGTGATGCCCGTCTACTCCGTGATCTCACGCAGTCGGGGCTGGGGTTGAAAATCTTCCAAAGCCAGCAATGGATCAGTGACGTGGAGAATGGCAAAATTGACCCAACGGTGACGCAGATTAAAGCGATCGCTCTAGCCCTGGACGTGGATATTTGTCAATTGATCAAGTTGCCAAATTGAGCTACGATTGCGGTAATGGTGCTACCAATACTCCTTTACTCCTTTCACGCGCCACTCCTGCGAAGGGGTGGTTTTTTGTTTGGATTAGTTCGGATCGTGCAATATAGAAGAGAGTGCAGCCGACAATTATGTCAAACCAAAAGCCCATCTCAGAAACAACCCTGCAAGTGAACGGGAAAACTGTCACCGTTCGGGTGGTGCCTGCGACCAGCTACCGCCCCAACCCTGACAACACCAATAAGGGGAAGGAACGGGGGAGTGCGGCGTTAGAAAAATCCCTGGAGATGACCGGATTCCATCGCGGCATCTTCACTGCTGCGGATGGCACGATCGTGGGTGGAAATCACGCTTGGGAAGCGGCGACCGCAAAAGGTGTGATTGACACCTGCATTGAGATAGAGACTCAGGGCGATATAGGGGTAGTCACGAAGCGGATTGATTGGGCTTCAGCGCAAGATCCACAAGCGATCGCTGCTGCCATCTCTGACAACCGAACATCAGAACTGAACTTTGACCCGGACGCTGAAGCATTCGCCAGGGCGATCGCGGCAATGGCAGAACATGATATGGAATTGCCCGCTGTCCTTTATACGGAAGCTGAACTCCTGGAGCTGCTCAACTCTGATGAATTGCCTGCCGATAACGATTGGGCTAGCGCCTTCGGGGGGCTACCAGATGGCGATCGCGCTCCCTTCCAGCAAATGACCTTTACTTTGCACGATGAGCAAGTAGAGCAAGTTAAAGCCGCTCTAGAAGATGCAAAGCGAATGGGGGATTTTGACAGTCCAAATGAAAACAGTAACGGTAATGCCCTAGCTAGAATCTGCGAGTCATTTCTATCCTATGGGAAAAGCTAAAGACATCATTTTGAAGCCCATCCCCGCAAAGGACGCGATCTCCCTAGTGAAGCGCGTTCACTATTCGGGCAAGGTTGTTCAGAATTCAAACATTCATATCGGTGTGTTCTATCAGGGTAGGCTTGAAGGTGCAATGCAGTTCGGTTCATCCCTAGATAAACGCAAGGTGCAAGGGCTAGTAGCGGATACTGGATGGAATGAGTTTATTGAACTGAACCGGATGGCATTCACTGATGCTTTGCCGCGTAACTCAGAAAGTCGGGCGATCGGGATTGCCATGAAGATTCTGCGGCAACACGCATCACACCTTAAATGGGTGATCAGCTTTGCCGATGCTTGCCAGTGTGGAGATGGCACGATTTATCGAGCGAGTGGATTTGTATTGACGGGGATAACAAAAAATACTCATCTATACCGTCTCCCGAACGGCGAAGTGTCGCACGTTTTGAATTACGAACCTGGACGCGGCATTAAGAAAGCTGTTGGTTCAAAGTGTGCCACGTCTGGGCTGAAAACGTTAGGGGCTGAAAAGGTGTCAGGTTATCAGCTTCGATACATTTACTTCCTAGACCCATCCTGTCGATCGCGCTTAACGGTGCCTGAGATACCATTTGAACGCATCCGTGAGATGGGGGCTAGTATGTACAAAGGTCATGCGATCGCAAAAGGTGAGCCTCAAGCCAATGAGGAAACGGTGGTGCAATTCCAACCCGATCGCTCCACAAAAATACAGAAGCAGAATTAATAGGCACAATCTAACCCGTTTCAACCTATATAAGTTTCAGTTATATGCCAATCACCAAAACCAGCAAAAGGGGAGCGGAATTACAGCAGCGACGGGAGAGGGCGGTTGCCTTAAGGAAGACCGGGGCATCATTCCGAGCGATCGCTGCCAAGATTGCCGCTGATTTTGGGCAGGAGAAGTATAACGAATCAGTTGCCTACAAGGACGTTAGGATCGCGCTGGAAGAGTCCCGTGAGAGGATGCACCTGGATAGTGCAGAACTAATCCAGTTGGAACTACAGCGATATGATGATTACCTGCTACGGTTGCAACCGGACATCCAGAAGGGAGACATCCGAGCGATCGAGTCTGCACTGAAGATCAGCAAGCAACGGCGGGAACTGTTAGGGCTGGATGCACCGATTCAGATCCAGGTAGAAGAAAAGGTTGCAGAAGCGGTTAACGTAGAGCTAAACGCCTTTCTTGAGGCATTACAACCCGCTTTAGCCCCCGATGTCTTCAAGCAAGTCCTCACAGCCGTTGCGACTCTCAGCGATCGCGCAGCAGTGGCTTCAGAAAATTGAGGCTGCCAGTGGTGCCCCGACAAAGGACGGTGAAGTTCTGGCACTGGTCGATCGCATCAAAGCACAGGTGCCAGAATGGGGTCATCCACTGCTGGAACCTCGACGGTACAAGTGTTTATGGGGCGGGCGCGGATCGGGCAAAAGCTTTTGCGCTGCCGATATTTTATTAGCGATCGGTATCCGTCAACGCATCCGGGTACTGTGTGCCAGAGAGTTTCAGAATTCTATTAAAGAGAGTGTGCATTTCCTGCTGAAGGAGAGGATTACTGCACTGGGGTTGGAGCGGTACTATACGGTGCAAGAGTCCGCGATCGTGGGTTCCAATGGCACAAGTTTTATCTTCAAGGGGATTCGGCACAATACCCAGTCGATCAAGTCCACGACTGGGATTACTCATTGTTGGGTAGAGGAAGGGCAAACCATCAGCCGTGAATCGTGGGATATTCTGGTTCCAACGATTCGGGAAGAGGGTAGCGAGATCTGGGTCACGTTCAACCCACTGCATGAGAGTGATCCGGTCTATCAAGAATTGGTAGTAGAGCCACCACCGAACAGCTATGTGGAACAGGTGAACTGGGACAAAAACCCATACTTTACCTCTGTCCTGGATGAAGAACGGAGGCGGTTGCAAGCAAAAGATCCGAACCTCTATAACCACATCTGGGAGGGCGGATTCCTGAGCAACAGTAATGCCCAAATCCTAAACGGAAAGTGGGCAGTGGAAGAATTCACGCCAGAGGAGCACTGGGACGGTCCGTATCACGGGGCAGACTGGGGGTTTGGGACAGATCCTACCGTGGCAGTCCGATCGTGGATCTTCAAGCGCGTCCTATATATCGAATACGAATCCTACGCCCACAACCTGGAACTAGGGCAGATCTCGCGGCTATGGTTGGCAGACATCCCAGGCATCGATCGCTACACGGTGCGGGCAGACAACTCCCAGCCAGCGACAATTCAGTTTGTGAAGAAAGGGATGCCGCAGAATGACATTCCACCTATCCCGAAACTGGAACCTGTAGAGAAATGGGCGGGGTCAGTAGAGGATGGCATCAAGCACCTACGGAACTACGATCGCATCGTGATTCACCCACGATGCAAACACACGATCGAGGAGTCCAGGCTATATTCCTACAAGGTCGATCGCATGACTGGGGACGTGCTACCCGTCATTGTGGACGCATTCAACCATGCGATCGACTCGCTTAGGTATAGTTTAGCACCTCTCATACGCAGAAAGGGTGGGGATGTGGTCGATCGCATGAAGGCGCTACTCGGATGATTGACCTTTATTAAATTCGCCGGGAATAAAGAGGTCTTCCTGCTCTGGGGTCAAGACAGGGGAGAAGAAGTATGGCGTGGCGATCGTCCGAGCGGTCACTCCAGAAGGAGTGGAAACCAGTGCTGGATTTCTGCGTACTTCTGGATCTCTTCGGCTGTGATGTGGATCTGTCTGCTAAATTTTGGCAGATAGATATAGTGGTTAGCCCTCTGAGCCAGGGCAAACCGCTCCAGGTGCCACTCCAGAACGGGAAGACCGATCGAGTGTTGCCCTGGCTCAAACCAGAGGAAACCGCCAAGTAGTCGATACAGTCCCGCATTCCAGAACATGAACCAGTCAAGACCAGACTGGAGCGCCTCCAGCCCAACGATCGGGGTGTCTGGCGGATCGTCCAGATCCTCGTAGAGATTCTCCAAAAGGTCTGTCGCGATCGTCTCGGCGGTTGTAAAGCAATGCAAATAGTGCTGAGACCTGTTGCTATCCATCTCGTAACCAATATCATCCGCCAGTTGTTCCGCGATACAGGAGGCATCAGGCGCTTCCGCGTACACCTTGCGACATGGGTGGACGATGACGATGGTAGGAAGGTTTTCTGGATCGACATGTTCTACGATCGCGTCCAGCAGATCGCCGCGATCGTAGAAATACTTGTCGTTCCAAAAATACAAAAGTTCGTTAGACTGATCAGACATCTCAAGCTCCACTTTTTGCGATCGTCTGCAATAAAGATTCAACCAAAATGATTAAACTAGAACTTACGAATTATCAAGCAATTCAACTTGACAACCTGCTCCAAACCTTGTCTGTGCTGTCATCAAAAACACTGCCAGATTCAGTTAAGCAAGAATTGGCAACGGGATTTAGTGATAACTCAGATCTTAAAGTTGTCATTGAAAAACTAAGGGCAGAGCTTGACAGTCTATCCCAGATTCAAAAGGAAAAAATTGAAACCTGAGCTGTTGATGAAGACTTAAAGCCGTTAGATATTAAATCTCCGCCTGACTGGAATGATTACGACGAATACTTGCTCAATGGTGGACAACTTGAATATTCGGAGTGGCAGCTTCAAAGACTAGCTGTACTGACTCAAGTACCCGAAAGCATTTTGAATCAAGGTCGAGCCTGCGGAACCGTCAACTAACCGCACCCACAAGGGGATGCGGCTTGGCTCTGGGAACCGAGAGTCCCCGAACCATGAGGAGCATTGACTGACCCCTGTTCCCCCGTCTCAATTTGAGCAAGGGAAAGAATGTAGTTATCTCGCACATTCACGGCAGCATTGATGTCTGCGTGTGCCGTGTAGCCGCAAGAGCCACAACGGAATCGAGATTTCTTGCGGTTCGCACTACTGCGATGTCCACACCGAGAACATTTCTGACTGGTGTATCGAGCATCCACAAAAACAACATTTTTTCCAAGCGCCTCAGCTTTATAGGAAAGGAATTGCTCAAACTGATAGAAGCTCCAACTAGAGAGCCACTTATTGAGCTTCTTACCCCGTCGCTGAGTGCGAATGCCTGACAGATCTTCCAACACGAAAACCGTGTAATCAGGCTGTCTAGCAATCTTTTTGGTCGCACAATGGTTAACGTCGCGCATGAACCGCTTCTCTCTGCCTGACATCGCCCGTAGACGACGCTTTGCGCTTCGAGTGCCTTTTTGCTGCAACTTACGCCGATTGTACAAATACCGTCTTTGCGTAGCACGAACTTTGTTGGAGCTAAAGAACTGACCGTCTGAGGTGGTTGCTAAATGGTACAAGCCTCGGTCAATTCCTTGAGCATTACCGTTTTGAACCTGCGGTGTTTCAGTCTCAAACACCAACCTCACCCAAAACTGTTTGCTGTGTTTTGAATAGGTCAGTGTAGCCGCACAAAAATCCCAGGTTTCAAATATCTCCTTGAAGTGTTGCGGCACATCTAAGACGAGCTTTTCACGCTTGCCAATACACGAAAGGGTTAACTGATAACCTCTCAATGTCATGGTGCGTTTGTCATAGCGCAGTCCCGATGTCGGTTTCTTCTTCGGATGCCGTTTGAACTTGGTAGCTTTAACCGCCTCCATTGCATTGTCTCGCACCGTTTGCAGCAACGCAGAAGGCACACTGGGATACTTCTGTCGCAAGTCTGCATACAGATCCCGGTGTGCCTTGTTTTTGTTGTATGTACCGTTTGCCAATGCCCAATCGACGTGTGCATTAAAGATCTCTGCACACTGAACCATGAGAGGTAGGAACCGCTCAGATGGCAAGTCAACTGGAATGGAAACGGTGCGCTTCATTTCTTGGTTTACCTTCTTCGGGGTCTGGATTTCCTCCAGCCGCACTGAGGATTAGCGCGATCGCTATTTCTCCCCTAGTACCTCGAACGATTCTGACCCCACGCCGTTACCGCTGCCGTAAATGTGATCATAGGACTGCACGATCGCCTTCAACGTGGAACGGCACAGTGTCAAGTCCTGTCGCAACCTGAAGTTTTCATACCCGATCGCCCAGATGTGCGCGGCGATCGATTCCTGGTAGGGACAGGATGACCTTTTGCCCTGCATGATGTCCACACAGGCGGTTACTTCTCCCCTCTGCAACCACTCGTTAACGGTTTCAATATCCATGACGGCTCCCCGCAAATTTAACCCACCAATCAGACAGTTGATCAATTTGGCTGGCAGTCCCCACTAGCTCAAGCATCCTCCGTGGTCTGCCCAATCCTGTGGATTTCTGGTTGTACCTGGAAATCACCCCCATCCGATCGAGGTACCCCAATGCAGCGTAAATAATCGTATCACTGACCTCAAACCCCGGAAACATCTCAGGGAGATTTAGGATCAACCCTGACGGGTAACAGTCCCCACGTTTCAGGCTCCAGAGGACATAAGCGATCGCCTGGTACTTGTTCAAGAACACGATCGGATTTCTGAGCGCTGCCAGCACCTCTGTCAACGACTCTTCAGAGAGTCTCTCAATATCTTGTGCTGAGGTCAGTTTAACCATCTTTTCCTCCCGGTCCTGGATACAAAAACAACCGCTTTATAGCGAGAGAGAAAATCTATAGTTGTCATGTCGCGCCCCTTCTCTTTTTTGTGGATGGATTCAATTGGTTTAATTATAAGACATCCGAGTGCCGATCAGGTCACCATCGGTCAGGACTTCAAATATTTCTGAAATTCAGCCCGTAGTAGTGTCTCGTGCTGCTCGTAGAATTCTGCTGCGTTTTCATCTAGTTTGGCAATTTCATTGACAGACTGAATTGCCAACCATTCTTTCAAGGTTCGACATTGACACTCAATCCACGCTACCTGCGTAGAGGGAACGATGTTAACGCGGAAGTCTAGATCGATCGTCACAATCGTGGTGCCATCAGCGATCGTGCCGCTCAGGTTGACACGGGTCAGGTAGGCACCGATCAGGTCGGCACCGATCAGGTTGGCACCGCTCAGGTCGGCACCGATCAGGTTGGCATCGCTCAGGTCGGCATTGCTCAAGATGGCATCGCGCAGGTCGGCATTGCTCAGGTCGGCATTGCTCAGATTGGCATCGCTCAGGTTGGCATCGCTCAGGTTGGCATCGCTCAGGTTGGCATTGCTCAGGTAGGCGCCGATCAGGTCGGCATTGCTCAGGTCGGCACCGCTCAGGATGGCACCGCGCAGGTCGGCATTGCTCAGGTAGGCGCCGATCAGGATGGCACCGCGCAGGTCGTCATTGCTCAGGTAGGCATCGGTCAGGTCGGTATTGCTCAGGTTGGCACCGATCAGGTTGGCACGAGTCAGGTTGACACCGGTCAGGTCGGCGCCGTACAGGTAGGCACCGTACAGGTTGGCACCGTACAGGTAGGCACCGCTCAGGTTGGCACCGCGCAGGTCGGCATTGCTCAGGTTGACACGGGTCAGGTCGGCATTGCTCAGGTCGGCACCGCTCAGGTTGGCACCGCGAAGGTTGACACGGGTCAGGTTGGCATCGGTCAGATCGGCACCGCGCAGGTCGGCACCGATCAGGTTGGCACCGCTCAGATCGGCATTACGAAAATCACGCTCCCCCGCTTCATAGCGAGAGAGAAGTTCTTGAGTGGTTGTGGCAGTAGTGGTCATGTCGCTCCCTTTCTCCTTTTTTGTGGGCAGATTCAACTGCATTAATTACGGTCTAGAAATTCCAGAATGTAACGCTGGCGGGAGTCTTCCCAGGGCGAATATCGAAGCAGGAATCATAGATCTGTCTACCCCGTTCTGGCTTGCCTTCCCTGAGATACGCTATGCGGTTAACGATCGCGTAAACGTGGTGAATATGGCAATCGAGGGACTGAAACGCCTGGTTCCTGGCAATAGACTGAAAGAAGTCGTTAGGGAGGAGGAACAGCAAGCGTGCGTTGGAATAAGAGCGATCGAGCAGGTCAAGTCCTCGCCCGATAAATGCGGATGCAACAGAGAACGGTGGGTTCGTAATAACCAGATCAAACTGACGGAACTGCCCCGTCAGAAAGTCGGAATTCACCCAATGGTGGTAATTGCTGCTTGATGCCCGTGCATGTCGGTAGGAATTGATTTCGTTGCAGACGACCATGTGGTCGGTTGACTTCGGCAGATATTTTGCAATCTGTCCCGTCCCTGCGGAAGGTTCCAGAATCCTCCTGTCAGCAGGTAGGACTAACGATGCCATCAGTTGAGCGATCGGATCGGGGGTTTCCCAATCGTCGCTGGTGAAGCCTGTTGCCGATGTAGATTCCGGTTCTATCAAAGAAAGTTGTCTCATCACGCCATCGCTCCAAAGATTGTTAGTTGCTGGCAACGTTTAGCCGCGATCGCTGCATAGTTGGGGTTTAGCTCAATTCCGATCACCTTTCGTCCCAATTCTTGAGCCATCAGAAGGGTCGTGCCGGAGCCAGCGAACGGGTCTAAAACGGTGCCGTCAAGGGGACAGGTTGATAGGATACATCGGCGGGGAATCTCGGCTGGATAGGAAGCGTAATGGACATCGGTTAACGGCTCCGGGGATAAATGCCACACATCACGGCAGTTTGCACCACGATCCGCAAAGTTGCCGTCGATCAACCCTGTATGAGGCTCCTGACCAGGAATACTCCGGCTCTTCCCCTTATCTCGGTTGGGACGTAAACCCCAGTCTTTCGCAGGTTGCCGGATCGCGCCAAAATCGCTCCAATACCGCGCCGACTTGGTTAGCATCCAGATTTGCTCATGTGCCCTGGTGCAGCGATCGGTCACGCTTTCAGGCATCGGTGCCTTTTTGCTCCAGATGATTTCACTACGGACAATCCACCCAACGTCCTGGAGCGCGATCGCTAACCGCTGAGGGACAAGCTGTAGTGATTTATCAGCGTAAGAATCGCCCATGTTCACCCAGGCAACCCCATCTTTTCTCAGCACCCGGTACACTTCAGCAAAGATCTCAACCAAATGATTGACAAACTCTTGCGGCGTTTGCTCCTGCCCTAATTCGCCCTTCCATGCACCGCACCTTGAGCAACGGCAATCTTCTTTCCAGCGTGTCGTCTTGATCCGGGACGCATTCTTTTGTCCGCCAGGTTGGGACGCTTCGGCTTTTCCGCCCGATGCTCCACCCTCGCGGTAGTAGCGTTCTATAGTCCAATCGTGATCGCAGTCCAGATCCCCTCCCCACTCCTGCGGTTCTGTTCCGTATTGGCGCAAATTGAAATAAGGGGGAGAGGTGATGCAACAGTTGACCGACTCGTCGGGGAGTCGACTGAGAATGCTTAAACAATGCCCCACATAAAGGCTAATTTGCGGGGTCTTAAAATAGGGTTCCATGAGTGACATACTCCCTCCAACTTTAATCACCGCTCGATCGTGGTTTCTACGATTTCTTGATAGCAAGTGCCACCATCAAGCCATACATGAAAAGCCCGATCGCACCCGTCCTGTATCAACACTTCTGTCACCCCGTACCGGAGCAGAGAATGCAATAGCATCCGCAATTCTGGCAGGTGTTTTTCCTGTTCTATTCGAGCCTCAGCACTGGCATAATCAATCCGCATCGCCAAAGAGAATTGCTCGTCCCCGTCCTGGAGCAGTACGAAATCGCAGTCAGCTTTAGCAAGGCATTCTTTAACAGAATTGGGCAGCCCGATCGCGATCGCTTCTAACACAAATGTGCCGAACGGATTGAATGGCACTGACATATCTTCGATCAACTTGCGACCAGCGATCGCCCTTAAATCTTCAAGTTCCATCCGACCCCTCCAGTAGTTAATCGGTACAAGCACAACTTTCCTGCTCATCATCAAACAACGGGATCGGATCTCCAAATAGGATTTCCGACAAACTACCGCGTTTATCAAACGTGTTTCCAATTTTTACCTCCTGGTCGATCCACCAGGATGTTCTTTCAGGGTGCAATTGATGCTGTCGCCTCTTTTCAGCAGACGTGTGGAAAAAGCATTGGTCACAGTTGGAAATTTCTGGAAATTCCCACCCCTTCTTCTCCCAGTAGCGATTAACAACCTGCTTGGTTGTTCCTTCTAGAAACATGGGAGCCTGTCGAAACCGCCATTCGTATTTCTCAGCCCACCTGTGCTTGCCTGCAAATTGCCCAGCAATATCGCATTTCAGACTAGCCTGAAAATTCTCGCAACTCCCCAATCGTGACCAATCCCAACAACCATCCTCTCCCCATCTTGCCCCCAGCATTTTATAAACTCGATGAGGTTCATCTGCCCGGAATCCAATCTGCATCTCGATCGGGTCACAGACGAACATCTCTTTTTCAGAATCGTACTCGCCAGACAGAACGCGAGAAAAGGTGTAATTAAAAATGGGATACACCTTCAATTCTTCAGTACAGAACCTCATCGCTTGATTCGGAATCATAGAACGGTTCCGAATCAAGCGATCGTATGTTTTACCCCACACCCAGGTTATCTCTTTACCAATTAGTTGCTCCAATCTCAAAACATTGAGCAACGTCTGATCTAACTCTCTGGAACCTTGAAACACTGGGCACTTTTCTTGAACTGCCCGCAACAAACCTTTGTCCTGAATTCTACAGTTTGGATCTTCCGTTAGCACCACCGCAAAAACATAGTAGTCGGCAGGATAATGTACTGCCATATATGCAGAACTACGCCCACCAGAAATTGAAGCTACGATCGCAGTTCCGACACCCTTTGTCGCATTCAGATAATCAACTGCAATTTGGCGATCGCTCTTTGCTCTCTCTAGTTTGTCGGCAATCTCCACATCATTGCCGAACATGTCACGCTGAACAACCATCTAACACCTCGATAGAACTCCAAAATTACCCCTAGAACCGTTTGACCATCCATACCTACACGATCGCTCTTTACCCTGCCTTCCTGGGGCGATTTTCGACATCTGAGGGCACGATCGCCTGACCACCACACCCAGCATTTCGACACCCGATCGCTGTTTCGCGTGGGAATGACACCAGATCGCCCTCTTCCACCACCTGTACTCGGACACAGAGATCCCAGCCGATCGCTACCACTGATGGCACGCCGGACTTCTCCCAGACGATCGCGGCGAGGCGATCGAACTTGTCCCAGTTCTCTGCCCATGCGATCCGCGCTTCGCCTAATGCCCCATAGTCCAGTACCAGAGATTGCATGATCTCGCCGGCGATCCACATCTCCGCAAATCCTACAGCGGCGTACTTCCACACGGTTCCCATGAGTTCGGGCGTTGATGCCTGGATTGCGGCAATTTCGGCGGCACCAGGATCTACGCGGTCTTGTCTTGCTGCTGTTTCCATTGGGTCAATTCCTCCAGTTCTAGTCGGTTTGCAAAGACATCTAACGCCGGTTTTGGCAGGTCATACAGGGTTGGGGTTGGCTTCAGGTCGCCTGCATCCTGGACGGTGGCAGCATGAGCTTTTCTGATCCATAGCTGAACCCGATCGCTGGTCAGCCGTAATCCCAAATCCAATAACGACCCACGGATTCGGGCGATCGTCGTGGTTAAGTCCTCATCAAAACTCATGATCGTCCTCCGATGCTGCCTGCCACTGCTCGATCTCTGCCACTGCTGCCCTCAGATCGGGCGGTTCGGCTGATTTCAGGGTTCTTTCATGAATCTTTTGCCAGCGGGCTACTTCCTGGTTATGCACCCACTCACAGGTTTCGGGCGAAATTGACGTGATGAGTGCATTTTCAGCGAACCTTTTTGTCGTCTTGGTATAGGTAGAGCCAGTCTCACCCTGGCATTGCACTTCGGTAAAGTTCCCACCACAACGAGGATTCTGGCATAGTACGCCAGCGTCACCCAGGAACACTGAATCGTATTCCCCAAGCATTCCTTCCAGCAGGCTATATCGACGTATGGTTTCGGAAAGGATTAAACCACCGTCCCGACAACACAAGCATTTATACCCGCGATCGCTGGTCTTCTGTCGTCGGGATTCAATCAAGGCAAGGTATCGTTCGGTCGCTCTAGACATGTCAGGTAGCATCAAAAACCTCCTCCAGGTGCGCTTGGTAAAACTTGTACTTTTCCTGGTTGATCGAACCGTCCGGGTTGTCAAAAAATTTGCGCTGCTTGCAGCGCATCTCAACTAACCACGCCGCGCGATCGGGGTGCTTGCTCCAGTCGTAACGTTCCCAGTCCACGGCACCAGTAGCGATCGGTTCTGGCGGTTTGTCGATGAAATCATTCTGAACATCGCTTTCGGTGTTGTTCTGCCATAGCCCATTCCGAATGAATCGCTCAAAGTGCGGGACACCAATTTGGCTGAAGTCGTAACGAGGAGCGCTGCGCTTGAATTCGTAGATGCTATCCGTCGCTTCAATGTAGTCCCGCCACGCGATCGCAGCCTTCACCTTTGACCCAGGACTTACACGCCTGCCGTCTTTGCCCGGTGGAATTTTCTTGAGGCGATCGCAGTACCACACCCAAGACTTCTCGAACTTGTCAAGTTCAGCAAGCGTCGCATAGATTGCATCGTTCCCCTTTAACTTGCTTTTCGGCGATCGGGGCGCGGGTTGATTGCGTAAGCAATCTCTGTTCGGACCTTTCTCTTTCTCTTTCTCTTTTGTCTTTTCTGTCTCTGTATCTGGATCTGTCTCTGTATCTGGATCTGTATCTGGATCTGGATCTGGATCTGAGAGCGTGACATTGCCATTGTCACAAGCCGTCACGCGTGACATGTTCGTGACGATCGGCTTTTTCCTCCTTGCCCGTTCTTTGCGTTTCCGCTCTGCTGCTAAGGCTTTCTGCCTCATATAGTCATCGCTCCGAGTCTGAATGCCTGGAGCGTAAATGATGTGTTCATCCCAAAGCTGGATGCTGATTAGTCCAAGTTCAGCCATCGTGTCAAAAACGCGGTACAGGGTTCGCCAGTCTGTTAAATTAAGCTCCCTGCCCAGTCGCTTAAGCCATGTTTCTGTCGCCTCTATCTGGAATGCGGTTGATTCCGCTTTATAGCATTCCTCTAAAACAATCCACCAAAGCCCATAACCTTGCAGACCCTGGCGATCTATCAGTTCCCAAACCTTGTCATCCTGACGAGCCTCTGTATCATGCTTAAACCACCTCATGGCGCACCCCCAAGCTTGTTAAGGGTGCGGAAACCGTCAAGCAAACTCCCATTGGGCTCTTCCGCTTGACCACGATCGCGTTCTGGTATAATGCTCATATTTAGCCCTCTTACTGGTGCTTCAGTGAGTGCGGCTAGACGACCAGGGAGGTGGAATTCCCTGGTCGTTGCCATTTTTACCATTGTACTCTGAAACCCTTGCACCGTCAGCATTTCAATCATTATCATTTGTCAAACCCGATCGACACACCGGGGAATAAACAACAAACACACACCACACCCCGCCGATCGCTCTACTCGTCTATGGGCGGATACTTCTGAGCGATCGCTGCGACCGCAGGGACAGTCAGACCGATCAGTACCAGTAATTCCTCTGGGAGATCCCAGACTGGAACGTCGCTGTATTCCTCCTGCTGCGGGAATGGAAGGTAGGACGTGCCGCGCTCTCTGGCTGCGGTTTCAAAGAATGCCCCCTGGATGAACAGCCTGCGCCGATCGCTCTCAGAAAGGGTTCCTTCGTAGAAGGCAGCGATCGTGTTCCAATACTCTGCGTTTTTAGGCGAGTCTTGCGGGGGAGATGGTTCGATAAGGTGATTGGTCATTTTTCAAATTTCTGTGGCTAGACGGGGCGATTTTTAGCCCCTGGTAAAACGAGAGGGGTCTGGTGTCCTACCAGGGGATGTCTTGGATGGGGTTCTATTGCCCTTCTGTGGTCATGGTTTCGGCAGGGGTGGGAGTGCCAGCCTTAACCGACTGCTCTTGCTGTCTGACCAGATCGTCCAGGTGGCAGCAGAATTCTACGAACTCGTCGTCGGTCAACTCGTGACGGGCTCTCTTGCCGTAAAGCCGTTGCAGTTCTTCGGATGCCCGTGGGTGTGTCCACCCCAGTGTTCGGATCGAGGCAGCGATCGCTCGATTGCCTGCCTCCCGATCGATTTCCTGTTCGGTCACGTCAACCACTGGGGAAGGAGGGAGTGAAATTGTTGCAGCAGGGAGAGCGATCGGCTGGATGTTCCCCGATAGCTGCATCAATTCGGGGTGAGCTTTCACGCGCAAGATCTCCTGCTCCTGGTAAAACCGCTGCACTGCTGCCAACCATTCGGGGTCTTCGGCAATGCTGAGCACCCAGGCAGTCCCCCTCGCCCTGGCATCTCCATTCGGGCGTGAGATAGGCTTTTCAAATCGCGTCAACAGGTAAGGGATATAACTAAACGTATGCGGGGAAGGGATTGGAGAGGCATGGAGCGCACCCCATTTGTTTTGCAATGATCGCAGTTGGTCGGTCAGTCCGACCACATCGTGAATGCCTGTGACTGACATCATGAAGCATCGTGTTGATCCCATCCCATTGGAATACAATTCACGGACGTAGAAAAAGAATCGCCCATAATGCTGGCACCCAGCAGGGCAAACTGGGCTATCGCCTTTTCGGCAGGGTTTATTGCAATCTTTACGTTCCCATCGAGTAGATTCTTTGTTCCCGATCGTGACTTTTGAAGGCTGCATTTCCTGAATGATTTGTTCACCATCACATCGATGATGGAACCCCTGAGCCGTGTATTTTTCCATCCAGGTTTCAAACACGTCCTCGGTCTTCCCGAAAGGCAGATAAATCCTGATTGATTTAGGGCGATCGGTTCCATAATGCTGGATGAACTTTTCCCGAATCGGATCGGGTGCCTCAAATCGAAATTCGTCTTTGAGGTCTTTCCCGGCAGTACGATCGCTTTTGGGTGCTCCCTTCCAAACCCTACCAACTACTTGCAATTTTCCAATACAGTTTTCCAGAACTGGCGCGTCTGTTTTCCCTTTAATTGGCATCTTAGCCTCCAATTTTCCTAACCAGTCGATAAGCCATCTCTCGATTTTTCGGGGTCGGAACGATCGTTCGTTCGATAATTCCGTCTCGCCATAGATCCGTGACGGCAATGCGAAATGTAGCATCTCTCGTGTCGGCGAGACCCTCGACAGACCGCACCTGTTTCAGTAGGTCTGTTCTCAGCATCCTGCCGGGGTTGTTCTCTAAAATCCGTTGAACTAAGGTCTTGATAACCTTTTTCTTGGGCAACCTGACCCCGACCACATTGGACAAACCCAGCAGCGATCGCTCCTCTACAGCAGGTGTGGTTTGGAGGCATTCGCGACCCTTCCCTGTTATTTGCAGGTAGGGGGTATCAGCGTATTCATATCGAAATATGCTGATCAGTCCAGTCTCCAGAAGATTAGAAATAAGTCCGTTTAGTTCTGTCCTTCCTATTCCCAGGACTCGCATGAATCGCAACGGTTCGTATTTCCCAAACCGGTCGAGGTGTGAGAGGATTCGTCTGGATCTTTCGTCGAGACTTTCTGTTAGCAACGGTGATCTGAGTTGCATCTTAATCTCCTACAGTTACAGAGATTAAGTCTGCGGTCTGCAACTCAGCAAGAGGTTGTGCCAGTCGCAACTCATCTAAATCTTCCTGCCACTTTTCAGGCAGTTGAACGAAAAAATCGCCAACTTCGTAGTAATAGCAAATGAGGGAGTACAAATGATTTGCACTGAGTCCGATCGTGTTGACATTTTCGTTCGGTCGCAATAGTTGAATTCTGACCATTACAGTAACCTCGTATTTTCGATCGCGTTTTCTAGTTCCTCGCATGGAACTGATAGTTTCCACCCTTCATCGGGCGTATAGGTGAGGGCGTTAACCACCTTTTGATCCTTGTGGATCACCCACATGGGTCGCCTGTGGAATTTGACGGTCCTGTACCCAAGGTTGCTTATCGCCTGACGAATTTTTCTCGCACGGGTAGACAGATACTCAGGCGATCGCGAGAGTGGAGTTTGCATTTTTTCGGATTCCTATTTCGTGTGGTGGAAATACTTCTCTTTCTGTGCACGGAACCCGACCTTTTGTAGTGGGGACTTCCGTCGCTTTAGATGCACCCGACCTATCCGTCTCCGTTCTGCACGGTAGACCCGATAGATCTCAGCGAGGTCATCGATCGCCACGTTTCACCTCCAGCGCCCAGCAACGCTCCAGCAACGCTCGATCGCTCTCCAGTTCGGGGTTCAGCTTCGGACGGGGCAACACTTCAGGGACGGGTGGGAATAGCGCACGATCGACAACTCTTGCCAGGACGATCGCCGCAGATGGAACGGCAGCGATCGCGCCTAGTCCTAACGCCAGAAGAATAAAGCTCATGCAGCCCCCTCCTGGTCTTTCTTCTGCTGAATCCACAGATCTAGCAGTTCCCGGAAAAATTGATGCTGATGCCAGCCTGTTTGCTGACGCAGCCGATTGAAAAGCTCCCGATCTTCGCGATCGACCCGGATCCCCGATCGACCGGATTCCGACACAACCATTCTTTTTCGCATACCTCTTATTTGTCGTTAACGTGGCGTTAACGGCTGACTGTTTGAAAAAGCTCCCAAAGGAGCATCTGAACCAAGCATAGATTGGAGTCGGTACTTGATCAAGGATTCCGCCTCACGGGCTATTGCGCCATTCGAGCGCTACCCCAATAAGACCGGCAATGAATAAAGAAATACAAATGACCTCAAGCATTGTTACCTCCTGGTGTATTGGGCAGATGCACCAGGGGAGCGATCGCTCCATTCAGTTCAAGGGAGCGATCGCGCGAATTTTACCGCGTACCTGTTCCTGTGGTAGGCCCTTTTGGACCTCCGTTGTTTGGTGGTCTGTAGCCAGTCGCCACCACTACCACTTCATCCTTATCCCTCCTCCCGCTCCCCCGTTCGTCGTCTGCCTGCACTGGCAACAGTGACAGTGACAGAGCAGAAAGTGAAGTAGCCAACGAAATTGAAATAAGTCCCTTCATGAGTTTCCTGGGTAAAGAACAAAACCAAAACCAAAACAGGGAACACGACTGACCGATCAGAAGGGGCTGGGAGCATCCGGGGTTTCGAGGACATAATATCCCTTTAGCCCTAACTCAGCTTTCGCTCTGTTGACTTCCTTCAGTACAACTGAAAATTTGTCCGACAGGGTTGTAACTGAAATCATCACCTCGCCCCCCTCGCAGTTCTGAAGGAGAACACGATGGGTATAGATCCGAACCGGGCGATCGTCTTCCACTGGGACACAAGTGGGAATACGATCGAAATCATAGACCGTTGAACCAATTGCTACTACCATTTATTTGACCTCTTGTTTTGGGGTTGCCGCTCTGCCCTGAGCCTGAGAAACTGTGGGGCGGGGCGGTTTTGCATTGATAGGGAACACGCGGGGCTATTGCCCAGGCGATCGCCCGGACTTACACGGGGATAGAAACGGTGCGCTTCATGGCTATTTGAGCACCTCAATACTGCTGAACAATTTTTCAATTGCGTGATAGTGACTTTCCCAGTGCTGTCCGTCCGCCGACCATGAAGGTTTTCTTCTGTGATCACAATGCAACGGTTTTTCAACCCCTGCATATCGAGCAAACCACTGTCCTTTTCGGAACAACATGCTTGGCTCTACCAAAACCACGCCCAAATTTCCATCTGTCTTTTCTTGGCATTTTTGTTCCGCCTCACAGACTGCATCAGCCCCATCAAGACTTTCTGAACTGAGCAACTCATGCCCATCAGAGTATCCAATCACGAAAATCATAATTATCTCCAAAACGTTGATATTGATAGGGAACACACGGGGCTATTGCCCAGGCGATCGCCCGGAGTTGCACCGGGCAGGCAGCGTGGGACTGCGATCGCGCTCTGCAAGCTCCAGGAGCTTTGGAAAACCACCTTGCGGTGGTTCATGGACAACTACAGCAAAGGGTAGTCATCCATGAATTCCTGATACTTGGAGTTCATCAACTCCAGCGTTGAATCAACTCCCGTTCGATCTCCTCAATTTCAGCATCCGTCTGATATTGCCGACCAATGCGATCGGCTTCAGCGAACAGTTCAGGCAGGGTCAGGTCGCTGTATTCGGCAACTTCGACATTGCCTTCTTCAGTAACCCAGGCGTTTTCGTAGAATGAACCGTCTGCTTTAGCCGCAGCGATTAGTTCTTCGATCGTCATCATCTTCCAGATCTCCATAACGAGGTTTTCCAAAGCCCCTGGAACCAGCGTTTTTAATTCCGGGTCGCCTCCGGTCTTTGCGCTACGCCGTCTGCTTCACGCGCACCTTCCGGGGTGTCCCCGGCTAACCCTCCGGGGAGTGGGCTATCTGCCCATGAATTCAATATAGCAATATATACACACATCCGCAAGTATGCATATAATAAATTCAGAAGTTTCTGTGTAGGTAATAAAGATGTCAAGAGATAACCGAGTAAAGCGGCGTAGCTGGGGGGAGAGCAAGGTTAGGGTTCAGATCATGCTGACTCCCACTGCGTTAGAACTTGTTTCCTTAATGGCTGAGGAGATGGGATTAAGTCGCTCAGAAATCATTGAGCGGGCGATCCGGTCTGACTGCATGAACGCCGACACTTTGCGAAGGGAAGAAGGCGCAACGGTACAAGCGATTTGCTGGGAGGCTTGAAAGTCATGAGTAGAATTTATTTCCACACACCGCAAGATAAGGCTGCTGTGAGAGGGTCTGAACGTGCCTACTTTGGCAGGCTTTGTTCAGATCTGTTTAATGCAATCTTTGAGGTGCCTGGAGTGTATTCAACAGATCGCAACAGGTTAGCGTGTTTTTATGCAATGTTTGGTGAACATCACTACATACAGAATTATATTCACAAGACTGTTGACGATATTTCCGTTCATCATGCCGACTGGTTAGAGTTCAAGTGCGCCGTTGAGACGTTTTTCAAGACTTCAGATTACAGATTGTTTGGGAGGATTCCCCTTTTTGGTTTAATCCTAAATACTGCGTATGTCGTTGGTGGCGACTCAATCAAGCTTGCAGCTAGGATACATGGGCAATGTGAGGTTCATGGATGGGTGGACGGGCCAAACAGGAATTGGTTGGCAGGCATTATTGAATCAGCAGTAATGCATGGAGTCTATAGACAGGAGCAGGGTTGGGATTCTGTGATTAATTTACTGAAGTCAAGATCAGATGCTCCTGTTGTTATGTCTTATAGCGTCTGCGACTCATTCCCCAATTGTGGCGCAGCAGGAATTGACTATGAACAATGGGATTTAATGTCAGAGCAGGAGCAATGGGATGCAGCCATTCAAGGATTGCGGGATGAGGGTAGAGGATTGGAGTTAAAGCCAGATAATTGGAACGACTTTCACTTCGATCAGGGCTGGGATGCATCCAAGTTAAATCAATTGTTGGACTGGGGAGCGTCAGTTAGAGAAGGGGGTGTCTGCCATCTCGGACACGATCCACTCGATGTGATGCAAGAAATCATCACTCATTACAACAACTCCCGCCTATCATCAGCAAAAGCGTGTTGGGCAGACACCGCTGCCTTTGTAGCAAAACTAAAGGGTGGTTCGACACCGATCGAGTAATCGCCCTATTAACAACTACCAGGAGTTCCTAATGCAAACACAGCCGATCGCTTCCACAGTCCACAAATTCAACATGCAGGTTTTTAAGGAGTCACCATGATCAAACTAAATCTCACGAGTTATCAGGCGATTCAGCTTGATGCGCTACTCAATTCTCTATCCCTCTTATCCAGTTCCGTGGGGCATTTGGTAGCTCCAGGCTTTAGCAGCAATTCAGAGTTAAAAGATATTGCCGAAAACCTTAGATCAGAGCTTAATAGCTTGGTTGATCCTGTTTGCGATTGGGACAAGCCAGAAAACGATCCAAAAAACTTCAAGCGATTAAACATAAAAGCCCCACCATTCTGGAACGATTACGACAAGTATTTGCTTGAGGGGGGTAAATCCGAATACATAGACTGGCTATTCTCCCAGCAGGCAGAGGCAAAAAAGAAGCGTGAAGATGTGCTATACGCTTTCGCTGTTGAGGAGGGTAATCCGTCTGCTGAAATCCTCAACCAATACGTGCTTGACTACCCTGAGTATGTCTGGGATTTGGTTGAATTGTTTCAAGAGTTAATCAAGCCGTTTGAGGATAACGAGCCATAGCTGGCAGGCTTCTTGCTGGGGACAACAGCAGCGATCGGCTGTGTCGGGTTGTTGCCAACAAAAAAGCCCCGGTAAGGGGCTGATGGTAGCGGGTTGGTCGGAGACAAACTTTAAAATTCGGGTTGGGACGGTTGAGAACCACCGGGAACGGTCGCCTCAACTTCAGTCTCGTCAACAGGAGAGGGAACGGCTTCAACGGGTGCAGGTTCTACCCCGCACCTGCTGCCGGATGACCAGTTGTATCCATTCCTAAGTCTGTCATCAAATGATAAAGCTGATTTGCCGCATAGTTTGGATGCAGCCAAATATTGTTTTCTTTTAGTCTTTGCACAAAACGAATCTCGCTGCTGTTGTCCCCAGCAAGAAGCCTGCCAGGTATGGGAACAGTAGTATTTCTTGGTGATTACCAATCCGAGCTTTTCCAGGTGGGATTAAGTCGCTCAGAAATCATTGAGCGGGCGATCCGGTCTGACTGCATGAACGCCGACACTTTGCGAAGGGAAGAAGACGCAACGGTACAAGCGATTTGCTGAGGGCGCAGGCAGGTGGGCTTGTGTTAACATCGCCGGTAGTAACGGGGAACCGCCGATGACTGCACTGATTGACGGATCAAATCTGGTACGGTTCAGAGATCTCGAACAAGGTTTCAAACGCAGAATTAGACAGAAGTATGGGGGGAGATGCTTGTATTGCGGGCGCTCCCCCTCTGAATTATTGGAGATGGGGCGATCGCTCACTGAGGCGAAGATTACCTGCGATCATATTCGTCCACGTTCTAAAGGCGGCACGGAGGACGAATCTAACCAGGCTCCTGCCTGCGGGCACTGTAATATCAGGAAGGAAAACAAAAACGTCTGGCAGTGGTGGCTGATCTCTGGCAATTTCGATTTAGAGCGCGCCCAGATATTGATTGAAATCATGCTGGGCGATCGTTGATTAGCATTAGTGTGGAACGGAGGCGATCGCTGATGGCGTGTGGAGAACTGATATTGACGGCGGGGACAGCCCCGAATGCGACAACGCTGACGATCGGGGGCTTTGTCGGTTTAACTGGTCCCGTCCGTGGCACCTGGAACAATTATTTGGGCACTGAGCAGAATGCGAGCGGCAACGTGATTCAATACCTGCCAGCATACCGAGAGATGTATTTCTGGCAGTTCACAGCGTCCCTCAATTTGACCGACTATCGCACTCTGATGGGGCTATGGGAATGGTCAAAGGCGACAGCCCCTACCGCTGTTCCTCGCATGATCCTGGAGGACTGGCAAGCCGAATTCGTTGATACCTCACCGCGCACCAGAGCGATCGCTACCAATGCCCCTGCCGCTGCAACTCAGACAACGGTAGGCACTGCCAGAACCTACTATTTCGCTCAGTTCTACGTCATCTTTGGCAGGGAGCCGAAACCGACCACTACCGGGAACGATCGGCGCAATGTTGAGATCATGTTGGTCGAGGATACGTCGATCGTCCCTGCATAGCAATCTCCCTGCATCCTGATCGCCTCTAGAATGGTGGCAGTGCAGGTTATGTCTGGCAGCACGATCGCTCTGAATGACAGTTATTGCAGCGGCACGCCGCGTACAAGTTTTAATTGGTGGGCAGGATTGGTCGGATACATTGATCAGTCTTGAAATTGGCTATTCCAAGCGATCGCAGGATGGCTTGATCCGGGTTAGTGGAAGCCTGGTGCTGGGGCAGACGATCGTGCCACCAGAGTCGATGAATCCACGACGCAACCCTTCACGGTTCCGGCGCGGGCAGCAGGTTATTGTTAACCTGGCGGACGTGAATGGCGTGTATCAGCGGCATCCCTGTGGCTTTTTGTTTATCCTCAAATCGCCCAAGCCACCGACTGATTTCAAATCGACATTGCAAATCGAGTTGGGTTGCCGTTTGTCCCTGCGGGATTTCTTCACTGCAGATGACGATCGCTCAAATATTGCGGTAGGTGCCAGCACGCAGAGGACAACCGTTATCCAGAGCTTATTAACAGCAGCCAACGCTGGCACGCTGGTTGATACTGTTTCCCTTTATCCGCTAACGACTCCCATTCCCAAGCAGGGAGGGAGTTATGTGCAATTGGCAGGTAAGGTTGCTTACGGTGGGTTGCAATACCTCTGGCAGGATAACGCAGGGAATATCCGCACACGAGCGATCGCGCTTTCTCAAGCGACTCCGATCAGGCAGATTGCGGTGGGTGTTGATGATAGCCTTTACGAACCGCGCGATCCATCCGAAACCCCTTGCGAACAGGTCAAATGTACGGGATCTGCTAAGAATTTAATCAATAATTGGGAGACGCAGACAACTCAGTTTTTTGATTACTCCACAGGAGCGATCGTGGGGCTGCCTGCTGCTTCCACGATTCTTGCGGCACAGGGGACGGACACGATCGAGCAGTCTGTAGTTACCCGTCGTCGGACAACCCGAAAAGACCTGATCCAGGCATTAGTAGATCCAAGCAACCCGACTGGGGCAGGGTTAGTGTCGGATGCCGAGCAAATTACTGAAACGTACACCTACGAGGGCAACAGTGACGGCAAACTGACCGCTGTAGAGAAACGAACCTGGCGCACCCTGGGGCAGGTTCTATCCTCGCTCTGGCAAACATTGGACACGACTGCGCGCAATTCACTTGGCAGCCCCACCCTGGTCATGGAGGCGGAATACAGCGTTACCACCTATCAATACGATGGCAAGGGTATTGTGTCTCAGATTAAGACTCAAACATATACCCCGGTTGGAGCGATCGCGCCTGAGCAGGCAGTATCGGCGTTCTCAGCGGGTGTGGCGAATATGGCGACCCTTGCCCGATCGCTCGTTGTTAGTTTCGAGCAAACAGTATCCTACCTGGAGTTAAAGCCGCGACTCTGGCAACGGAAGACGACGACCTACAAGCCGCTGGTAGATGCAATTTCGGACTATGATTTCTCACCAATCCCGGCAGGGGGGCGGGTGTTCCGGGCGATCGCTCCAGTGCTGGTATTCGATCCGAATATCCCCGACCTTGAAATCAGTAATGCGGGCAGCACCAATCCACCGGCAACAGAGCGGAGATCTCCACAATATTCTGAGGAAGAAATCCCGATCCAGGGGACAGCAACCTTTACCGGGTACGGCACCCCAGACCAATCCAGGGAACGCACTATATCGCTGGATGTGGGGGCAGTCTCTAAAGAGCAGTTGGCAGCGATCGCGCAGGTGGAAGGTTCCAGATTAATCGGGGAACAGTACGGCACGCATATCCAGATTGCATTCAGTGATGCCTTTTTTACCAACACACAACCGCTCCAGACGTGGAGTGTCGTTGAACCTGACGGCTGGACGTACCTATATCAAATCGATGGGTTAACGTTTGTCCATGCCAAAGATCGGGCACTGGTCGCAGGGGACGGGATTTATCTGGGAGCGATCGCGCCTGTCAGTGGCACGACTCCCGCGCCTGCAACAAATCCGGCTACAGCCCCATACGTTGCACTGGCGACCCAAAGCCCTGATCTATTGGTTGTCCGACCCCAAACGCTGATAACCCAATTTGAATACGGGCAGGGATGGGGTGGCAGTTATGTATTCTTGCCCTCCGGTGCGGTTGCCCCATTTGTTGCGGCAGGTGGTAATGGTTGGGGCGGTTCGTCCCTGACCGGCGCGCCACCTGATAGCAGGATGGGTGGAGATGTAATCGTATTCCCGGTAGTGGGTGGCGGCATCAGGGATACTGGCGGCAGTGGTGGTGGCTCTAACTCGCCTGCGGCTGTTGGATTGGTCGCCTCCTGGAAGTTCGATAACTCATTAGCAGATGCCAGTGGGAATGGATACAACCTCACCGCGAATGGTTCGGTGACGTATACATCAGGGTTCGTTAATCAGGCTATCCAGTTCACCGGGTCTGGGTATCTCAGCCTTGTCAATAGTGCAGCATTCCAACTGAGCAACACGGCGTTCTCGATCGCCTGCATCTTCCAATTCCCGTTCGTCGCTGATACTGGGGTTCTGGTTGGGAAGATGGACGACGAACCGAATACCCTATTTAGCAATCCCGAATATGCGCTGTATGCGACGTATGACGGCGGGGATGAGGCATGGTTCGTTGTCTGGAGGGCTGGAACGACGAGCCAATTCCTACAATTCACGCCGAACGTGCCCTATCTGGCGATCGTGTCGCATAATCCGTCCGGGAATTCTGTCTTGAGGCTTCGCAACCTGAATACAAGCGTTGTCACCAGTCAGACGATCGGGGGATGGAGCCGTGCCCCTGGACCCGACGATCTGGAAATCGGCGGCAGTTCGGAGCTAATGCCGAATAGCTCCTGGATTGATGCGGTCAGCATTTGGAACCGTGCTCTAACCACCGACGATTTCACGATTCTCGATGCCAATCCGCAGTATCCGTTTGAATAGCCCCCTAACGATCGCCGAATCCTTTAGCCGATCGCCGACCCTTTTCGACCTTCCGTGCTGTCCGTTCTTTTGCAGCGGCAACCTGTTCTGCGATCGATGCCAGAAATCCGTCATCCTCAGCATCGAATTCCTCGATTTCAGGGCGTAACACCTCGAATTCGTCGTCGTCAGCATCGCTGTACTGTTCCCACAGTACCAACAGTGGTGCCATTTCGGGGTTGCCTTCGACCAGAGATCTGTAGTCGGGGTCATCCAGTAGAACGAGCATCAAATCCTGGACCAGCTGACTGATCTCTGCCATTTGCAGGCATACCCGATCGCCCTCGATGAGGTCCGGCGACAGATTCGGGAAGATTCGCAATAACGTTTCGCGTGCCGCCGCCTCTACCTTGTAGGCATCTGCGGTTGCCAGCGTTGCGATCGGTACAATATCCCGATCAAAAAAGCGTTCTGGCTGATACTCATTGCCCCGGATCTTGATGGTTCTCATGCGTTGCCTCTAGTTCGTCTATCCTATTCTGGCACCAGGACTCGATCACGATCGCTGTCCATCCGCTAAACAGCACGGCAAAGGGCGCAACAGGCAACGGCAATACCTTAATGCCTGCCAGCCACAACACCCCATAGATTACCGTAGCCGCCTCCACCGTTTGGCAGTACGGGCACTGCAACAATTCCTGAGCGATCGCCCACCTGGTAGCAAGGAGGAGCGATCGAAACCATCCCATCCGCTTGTACTGGAAGACGAACCAGCGGAAGCCCAGCGAAAGAAGACAGAAGAAAAGGAGTCGATCAAGCATAGCTTTACACAATCTTTACGTGTTAACCCTTGCGAAGGGTTCAAAGATGTCCTATATTTAGATTGTAGCGAGTTGGAGATAGTATGCACGAACTATGGACTACACACGACTGGCAGTCCGTTCAAACGGAGCAGGTTGTCGCCGCACTGTTTGATGCTCCCCAGTTCCCTGATCCGAGGGATATGGGGGAGATCAAGCGATTCCATCCGAAGGCGATCGTTCAGTACCAGACCATGTTCTACCAGGGTGCCACGCCCCAAAGCGTCAGAAAAATCAGGAAGAGAGCGATCGGTCTGTAATGCCTAAAAACCTTCCAAAGGGTGGCAGGGTGAAGGGCGGTGCCCCTGCCACCAGTGAGAACCGCCGATCGCGGATCTCGATCGGGCTAACCAGGGAACTGCTCGATCGGCTTTCCACCCTACCCCAGATCACCTCTGAGGAGTGGTCAAAGTCCTACCTGATTGAGCAAGCAGTTAGGCTGGCATTGGGGATGCCAGCAGACTACTCCAGATCCGATTTGGAGTTAATAGGAAAGAATCAAATTGTCGAATAGGGGTCTATTGTCATGCAATCAAACGAACTTGAACAAAAACTAAGTCTAAAGAGTCGCAGAGATGCTTATAAGCGGCGTTACAAAAGAACGCTACTAGACATGGCTGCAATGATTAAAGGGGAGCTTGAACATTTACAAGATGAAATCTTTGAGCCGTCTTCTGCAATTGATTCAGGTGCGTTTCACCTGATCCAAGAGTCTAATCGTTTGAAATCGCTTTTAGAGGTTGACGAGTGATAACAATCATACATCCTTCGATCGCGCGATCGTGGTCACGTATTGCCCCGCAAATATGACTTCGCTTCTGGTCAGGCGGACGCTGCCGCCATAGTCATCGGTCAATGTTACACTGCCGTCATCGTTAAACTGCATTTCCGGGCAGCAGTGATTCTGACAGGCGGTTAATTTGATTCTTGGTGGTTGCGTACTCATTGGCAAAATCCAGGTAGGCGGTCGCTTGTGGGTCGTCACTATTGTATTCAGGAATCAGGGAATACAAGAGGGCGATCGCGTTCAGCAAATGCCATTGGGCGATGTCTGGTGCATCGTCCTGCTTTAGCTCCGAAGAGAGTAGGTGGGACAGGATTCGATGCAGAGTAGGGCGATCGCCCGCGATGATCGTTTGTGTGGGTTCAGGGTTGGTTTGCATTGTTTTGTCGTTGTCGTTGCTCCTGCATTTTACGCAAGGCAGACGGCATCAACATAAATTCATTCAGCGTATCTTTCTGTTCCTCATACCGGGACTTGAGAAATTCAAACACGCGATCGCTCTCTGGCTTCTGCAATTCTGCCCAGGTATAAAGGATTTTGTCGTTCCACTCGGCAGGGAAATTCTGATACATCCACACCCCGAACTCGTTGAACCCGGATATGAGATTAGCTAGGCGATCGCATTCAAACGTACCGCTAGAGGGGAATGGTAGGTCATGGATTGTGATTGGCTCCTCTTCCGACGTGCGACGCCTGTCCGGTCGGGGAATGGGTGTGAATAAGTTAATCTCCATCAATATCGAGACTTCCCTGCCCTCCCCCCGGTAAAAAAACACCTCCCTGGCTGTGTCCACATTCAGCTTGTTCTGTAGCAATTCAGGGCGTAGGGGCATGTCCGGTAGCGATGGGGTGATTCTGCACAGGGTCTGGGCGATCGCGCTTCCTTTGGGGGTATTGAGGCATTGGTGAATGTCACCCTGGCACTCCAGCCAGTGAGGTAATAGTTGCTGGTTCAGCAGGTCATCCAATAGTGACAGATGCACCTCTGGTACCGGATAAATGCAGGCGAGTTCACCAGAACAGAATTGAATAATCCGAGGGGTTCCGAACGGCATTTTCCAAAAAAAGGGGCGTAACGCCCCTCGATTAGCCTATTAAACTGAGAGTTACCACTAACAAGGTAACAGTTGATTGGTATAGGTGACTGCTGGCACGTCCGACAGGAAGAACGACAGGTCTTGCTGACCTTCCCCGATCGGGATAGAACCCGTGGTATCCGGCGATCCTGTGAACTCCCAGATGGAAAACTTACCGAGCAGGTCAATTACACCCAGCCGGATTGCAACTGTGGTGATACTGCTGGAAGACAGCCCATACACGTTAGACAGGGAAACGGGCATATCGTAATGCACATACCGACCCCACAGTGACTGCCCCCACACCTGGGCATTGTTGGCACCGATCGCAAACTGCAATGGCGTAGATGCAGCGTTGAAGGTGGCAAAGTCGGCAGCCTGAGTTAGCGCGATCGACTTAAGGTTGTCGTCCAGGTAAGATGCGCGGGTAGCAAGGTTTGCAGCAATGCCGAACCCGATCTGCCCGGATGTGGCAGCAGCGACAACCCCGTCTGCTGGCACCTGGAGGTACCGGGATAACCGGACGGTTCGCGTGATCTGACTGAACCGTCTCCCAAATTTCAGCCCCAGCAAATCCATAGACTGAGTGCCGAAGCTCAGGTTGAATTTCGGCTTCACGGTGGACGGGTAACGAACGGCTGTTACCTGTTCGGCTGAGCAGTTCAACGTTCCCACCTCTGCCAGTTCAATCCCGGTATCGTAACTTGCCTGCGCGGGTGGCGCGAGGACATATACCAAGCTGTTTGCGGTGTCCTCAATCCCGCACGTCACGATACCTTTGATACGGTTAAAAATCGACATTTCAGCCCCCTAGCTGAGATTGCGAATAGAATCAAGCCAGGGTTCATCCCTCCGGGGGCGTGAGTTTTGTCGAGCCGCGCCCCCGGCATTTTAGTTAAAACATTAACCAGGGTTAGGCTCTTGCATCCCCTGCGGCAGTATGAAAGGCATCCAGGTCGATCGCTGCCAGTGTGTAGGTCGTGGTGGAGTTCGCCAAGCTGTCTGCCGGGTTTGTCGATGACACGTAGGTGCGACTGCCTGCAAAGACCATATCTGTAACAGTCTGTGACAACGATGCACCGCTGAAGGTATCCGCGATCTTTAATCGGCGGAAAATGCGCGATGCCGCGCCAACGGTAGCAACCCACTCCAGGATTACGGTGTTGTTTGCGTCATCGATCGTCAGAGTCGGCGTGACCGTCTCCGCTTCAACTGCTGTTGTGGTCGCCAACGGACGGGTGAAACTTCGTGAATAGGTCATGATACCCTCTTGTTCCTTGATCAAGGGGGTTCATCCCATCAACCGCAGCCTATGTTTTGCCGTCGAGCCAGCCAGCGATCGAGTACTGTTCCCAGTGTATCCGCTCCAGTGCGTTTGCGCTGTTGAACGCCTCTAGAATGGAAGCGTCGATCCCATTATTTTGATGCCTCACCGTTTGCGCCCCGGCGATCGAGTCCGTCCCCTCAACCCCCAACAGTTCCCGCGTGCAGATCTGGTGGTGGTGTCAGTCTTCCCTAGCAAGGTTCGCCCCGGCAAGCTAACGATTCGGCTACAAGTGACCGTAGACAGTATTAGCGAAACAGGCGAACGAGTCGTGCGATCGTTCTTTTGCCTGCAACCTGCTGAGGATTTTGTACGGTTTGATCTGTAACCGTACAAAAGTTGATCAGTAGGTGCGCGTAAGGACTTCCAACGTTGAAACCCCACGATCGAAAAGAGATCATGGGGTATAGGAATTGGGAGAGTCCTATGAAAAGAATAACCGCGATCGCCTGCCTGCTGCTACTAACTTTATGCGTTCTTCAGATCCCAGTTAGCGCAAATGAGGCTTCTGTTTGTGAACGAAGCGGAGTCCCAGGTCGCAGAGTGGGAGCCGGTACCCGA